TACCGTGCAGCTTGTGCCGGGTTGCCACGTTGTCTTGTTGCGGAGAAGTTCCCAAACTCCGATTCGGTTATCCTTTGCCAAGTTCCGGGCGAGCCTGCTGCTGTGCATCGCCACGTCTTGTAGATTGTGTCCACGAGCAGATCGCCAGCGTTGTAATACTGTCCAGTGTTTCCTGCGCCTGATTCAGACCAGATTCCACTAAAATACACCTTTCTCTTGATCAAACCCGCTTGCACGGCGCTTATTCTTGGATAGTCAATGAATGTCGTGTCAAATTCCACGGTGCCTTTGGGCGCAATGTCTCCTAGGCTGTCACGATTGGTGAATTTGAAATATGACTTGATGCGTATGGAATCATGCGCGGTGTCCCCATTGGAAAGATATTTCTTGATGAACAGCACGGCTCCTGGTTTCAGGACATGATGAGGGATCCTGCCGGATATGATATCGGCATTGTCAAATGAAATCCTTGTTGCTCCCGCTTCCAAATCTGCGCCGATGAAAATATGTCCACGCTCTGGATGGAGTTGATCATAAGGATCATCAGAAATGAACGGCGCACGGAGCTTGTTGATTGAAACAATTTCTGACCATCTTGATGATGCGCCGAGATACTTGTCTGCCAGCAACGGCAGCGTATCCAATGATCGCAGGGAATGAGTCAGGTACGACATCAGGATATTCGCTCAAATGAGAGACTGCCCAAGAAAACCCGCAATGACTCCTTTACGTTTACGGGCGGCTTGTCTTTGCCGAAATACAGCAGGTCGGCTACAATGTCCCAATCCTTTATCTTTTGCATGATGCCTGATCCCTCTGGTTGTATTCTCAACGAATATCCACCCTTTTGTCCGTCAGCATAAATGGTTTGTCTCTCAGAAAGAGACATGTAAAACGAAAGATCCGCACATTGACGATGCATTTGCGCGAAAAACAATTGTGCAAGCTGCTTTCTGTTCCCATCCACAAAGATTTCTGCTTCTAGGATGTCAAGGAATTTGACAATCACATCACAAGCCGTCTTGACAGATTTTCTCAAGCTTGGTGTATGAAGATCCTGAATCAGCATTGTCTTTTCCATGAACAAGGACAGCAACTCCAATTCCTGATACTCATTCAAAAGATCTTGGATTTCTTTGGGCATCTTGCTGCGGTAGTCCACATATGGACTTTTCTGTGCTGCTGCCAAATCTGTGGTATTTATCGCAACGGTCAGTGGCATTTTATTCTCCTAATATCCAGAGTCCACATACGGACCTGGCACCGTTTGCGATTGGGAGCTTTGATTAAGGAATTTGTACAGATACACAACGGTCCCTGATGATATCTTTGCGTATGGATTTTCTATTTGATTTCTTGCTTGCAAATCTGTCACATATTTTCCAAGAGGTGCCGCACTTCCCCCTTCTTCAATTCCACTGACAAGAGACGGATACACCGTGGCGATGATCTCCATGAGCGTCAGTGGATTATCCACCTTCTCCCCCTCTTGGAGAGCATTGGCGTTGAATGGCACCGTATAGTTGAACCATTCATCCGGAACTGCCTTGTTAAGTGCATTCTGAGCCGCAGTCCTTGCGGCAGCGGCAGTGCTTGGGTCGCTTCTCTTGGCATCGGGCCGGGAAGGGGAATAGGAATTGCGTCCCACAATGATCATTGTCAACGCATACCGGTTGTGCATGGGCTTGTCAGCGCTGCGACTCAACGTGAAGTCCTTGACAGCTACTGGCCATCGTCCGAAGAACGGATTATCAGGAAATGAGACTGAGAGGATCAACGAAACCGAATTGGGGCCAATGGCGGCTTCGCACAAATCAAAATACTTCTCGATCATTTTCCGCAGAAGACGATACTGATACAGCCCCGTTGGTGCCCCTGGGGTAAGTGGACTCATCCCAGTCTGTCCAGTGATGACAACAGTAGCCAAACCGGCTCCCATGTGATCGATATGCGCTGATCCACGTGCAGTCTGGTACACCTGCACACGTCCTGGGGTTTGTATCGTGATTTGATCCGGCGTTACATAGAACGTATAGGTTTCAAATGCTTCTCCGGTATCCTTGTCCGTAAGCGACATGGTAAATCTTGCATCTGAGGAATATTTTCTTGTGATTGGAATAAATTTGCCCAGAGTACTTACTGTTGATGGCATGCATAACCTCTCCAGTCGTTTTATACAGTATACAAAACGAAAGGTTCAGTTAGCAGTCTTTGCAATCCTCAAACGTCGGCATTTCTTTCAGGGCCATGTACATCCCCCGTAGCAAAGTGGATTCACCTACGATTCGATCATGAGAAGTTTCTGGAAAACTGACCGTAACCGTTGCAATTGGCATTTTCCCTGCCCGAGCTTGCTCTTCTCCCACATATGCGGCAATATTCATCACCAAATCGTGCGGCGGGGTATATCGCACATTGATGATGCGATGATATGCATCCTTGAATTCCAGGCCGTTTTCTGTTGTAATCGTCTTTGACAATGCCATTTCAGTAATCCTTTTTCTGTTATTCGGGCAGGAACTTTTCTCGGCTTTCGATAAAACTAACATATTCCGATCTGATTTTCCATCATGACGATTCCCTGTGCTTGCCTATTTGCTGTTCGCCGGAATTTCAGCGGTTTCCTCGGCAACTGGTTCCGACGGAGGAGGAGGAAGAGGGCGCACGATTTCCACATGCTTCCATTTCTCGATCTGCACGGGGACTCCCACGTACCAGCCATCTCCCAATTCAACCATGCGGTGATTGACCAGAATTTCCTGCACGTCGTTGTTGGATAACGGACCATAAATGTATGGGTCATCAAATCGCTCAAACAGTGTTGGCATCATTCTTTTCCTTTCAACTCCAGAATACATACGATACGACAATTCCGCTCGTTCGTATGTTTTTCGTGAATGTATTTGAGTTTATCACAATAATGACCTGATCGTCTTCCAAAAGTGGATTGTAATACAATTGAAGGTATTTCCATCTGGGAGAAAATGATGAAGGCCTGGATACTGTTGAATTGGCCGAAATTGCAGTGACATTTCCGGCGCGAGAAAAGAAATTCCTGAATCCCGGCGATGAAACAAGTGACCAAGGGTTCCGTGTCACGGGCGAAGCAGAAACTGCTGCCGGATATTTGATGTTGTTGAAATTCGGCACTGCATAGATCTTGTTGTACACGATTGTATTCGGGCCAATTGTGAATACCTGCATGTCATTCGTGGTGTTCAGGTCCTGCTGTTTGACCTCCAAGTATTTCCACCGGGGAACATTTGCAGACGCCAATATCAATGGAACCGTTCGGAGTGTAAACCCAGTGCTTTTGTATCGACCGAACGGATATCCGAATTGTGTGAAATTGTAGGCAGTCGAGCTCGCAAGCGAAACAGGCAACCTCGCATATGAAGGAGGATTGCTGATTGGCTTGTACGGCAAACGACTTGGAGCAATATTCTTGTAGACAACCGGATTGGTGGTCAAGTTAATGATTTGATGCTCGTCAGTAGAGTTGGAGTCATTTGCGATAACCTGTGCGTACGTGTATCTAGGAAGTTGATTGGAAGCGGGAAATTTTTGCAGCCGCGAAAAAGTATATGATGAAGTAATGTTGTTCCCGCCAAATGTTGCATCATTTGATTGCACGACAAGCCCCGCAAGAAGATAACGATAAAGAGTCAAGTTGCTTTGGTCGGCGGAAACCGTCCATGACGTTGTCGTTGATATCGAGCTTGTCACTTTCGCGCTTCCCGCTCCTCTCCATGAACCGTCGGAGGATTCATACCATGGAGTCGCGAGCGCATCTTGTCCCGACCCATAGGTGGTTCCAAAGGTCTTCCATCCGGCAATGGTGTCCACGGCAATGGATCCCGTGGTGCTTGCCATGGAAATGGAAGCGGTCTGGCTTCCGACTGGATAGACAAATCCCGAGGTATAGGTAAATGAGGCAAGCGGAGTGGTCGCGTTGACACCTGAAAATGACCAGGCTGCTGCCTGAATGTAGTTTTGCGAACTGAATGTTGCAACAACGTTGTAGGAAGTCCCTGTTGGAGGATTCAAGTAATACCAGTATTCAATGCGCGGATAATCGCCGGAACCTTGCGAGATGCCACCTCCTGATGAACCGGGCAGGGAAATGCGCGTCATTGCCACGCCATTGTAGGTTATGCTCGTGGGAAGGCTAAAATAATCAATGAATGTGATCGCCACAAGAAGCAGCTTTGTCCCTGCTGCATACTGTGTGGAACTCACGGTGTGGGCAAAGGTCACCGAAGAGACATTTTGCCCCTTTGCGCTTGTCAATGCCCCAAAATACACGGGCATTGATCATGCCCTCAATAGCAGTCTGCCTGCGTTGCCTGCCTGGACGTTCTGAAGTGTGTACGCATTGTTTGAATAATAGATATTCGAGCCATAAGAGAAAATGACGCGAGGTCCATTCGTCACCAAATTGTTCAATGAATCCCCCATGACGTTGGTATTGATGGCCTGTCCGACGGATTGCTGCAGGTACGTCGGATTTCCCGCTGTCGCATTTGTGGGATCGCTCAAGAGCACCCGTGAATTGTATGTCGAGGTTGTTGACCGTCCCTTTGGAAAAATATAGAACAGTCCACGGAAGGGGACAACGGCAAGGTCACCGAAATAATCGAGGTTGTTTGCAACACGGTAGGACTGGCAGCCTGTGGTTGCTGCCGTGGTGTAGGAAGCGCTTGCCGCGGATACCAACGCGGTGGTGACCCGATAGATTGTTCCGGTGGTAGCCGCGGAAATGATGCAGTAGATTGTCCCTGCCGTAGGATCAATGTAGAACGAAGTGGGATTGTACGGAGTCGAGGATGTCGTCGTGACCACAAGGTTTGCAACATTGTAGGAGGACGCTGCATTGTCTGCGGTATACGAGACAAGCCGCATGCTCTGTGCCGATGCCGAGGTGCCGTTCTGCGTGGCCGCATACGTCGTTCCGTTGTAATCCGGCACGGGTACGCCAAACACTGAAGCGAACGCCAATGCCGTGGGACTTGTGTACAATGCTGGCAGTGCAACCGTTGCAACACCAGTCAATGAGCCGGAATATCCGTATCCCGCAGACAAGATGACGGGTGTTCCTGTCACCGCTCCGTTGGTGACCGCCGCAGAGGCGATGGCAAGTCCCGTTCCTCCGGCTATCTGGAAGTACAACGTGCCTGATAATCCCCCCAGATATCCCGTGCCAGCAGCATTGATTGCTGCTGCGGTAACCGCTCCGGACGCAACGGTGGTGTTGACAGTGAATGACGCTCCGTAGTTCAACGCGGCGCTCATCGTTGCCGACATCGAAACTCCTGTCGAGACCGTTGAGGACTGGCTCAAGGTGTAGGTTCCCGTTCCGCCAGTGCCGGTGCCGAGGGCAACGATCACTGAACTCGCAGTGACACCTGAGCCGGTGACTGTCTGCCCGATTGCAAGGTTTCCAATCGCAACCGCAGAGACCGTCATGGTTGTTCCCGAAATGGTGGCAGTGAATGAAGCCGTCATGATTGCCAACGAACAGATGGTAGGTTGCAGCGCCGGGAACCTCTGCGTGACATACAGGTACTTGTTGTCAAGACTCAGGTATCCTCCACCCATCATGACGTGAGTCGGCAACGCCGTTCCCGCAGTGTATCCAGTTCCTCCATACACCACGGTTGCTGCACCTGTGGTGGCACCTGCGGTTGTCAACGAGATGGAACACAGCGCAGGCAATCCGGTCTGTCCCGGTATGGTGAAATACAGCGTTCCGGAAGTTTGGCCGAGATACCCGGTTCCTGCAGCAGTCACCGTTGCCGCAGTAACCGCACCGCCCGTCACGGTTGTGGTGACCGTCAATCCTGATCCCGCACCATTGGGAAACACGTAACTTGTTGCTGCTAATGTTTCCGTGTCGATCTTTACCACGCCGAAATATGTCGATGCATAAATGCTTCTCGCGCCATCAAAGACAATGTCAATGACACCAAGGCTTACGCTACTCGCATACACAAGTGTCGGAGTGACTGTTCCGGCACTCATTGCCCACGTATAGACCCCTTCCTGTGCACAGGCCCAGACATTGTCACCAATCACGATCATCTTGGAGACGTTGGTGGTCATGGCGTTCGTTCCCACCGGAGCGGACATCTTGTTCGCTCCGTAGGTAATCGATCCGATCTCTGTCCCGCCGTTCATCGGCAGGATCACGCAATCGGCTGATGTGCCCGTCGATGCAACCCATCCTCCCGTCGTGTCCAATGTCAGTGTCGTGGTGTCGAGGAATGATCCGATCTGCTTGGTGGTGCTCAGGTTGTACGTCCGGCCAAATGGCATGGCTTTCGAGATTCCGTCAACCGAGATCGGGGAGGCAAATGCCTTTGCTGTTGAGGTGTCCCACCCGTACGTCAGGTTGTAATAGCTGGCAAGATGCAAGAGATTGGTGTCCACCGAAATGGAGAGAGTGCCCTGTGGATACGAAGGCGGGAACATGCCACGATTTGTCACTGGCGCGTAAATCTGTGCTGCCGCAGCACCCGTGAATCCGTCCTGTGTCCGCGGAAAAGCGTACATGATCCTGCTGATGGTGCCTGTCGTCTTTCCGTACGGAGTGCCGATCATGACGCTATTTGTCCATGCAAAGCACGGAGCACCGTTTCCTACCGTATCCTCGGGAACAACCCGTTCGAACTCGAACACTCCAGCCCACATTCCCGGCTCTGACTTGATGAACGGCCACAGGACAAGATGCCTTGCCGTTGCGCCCACCCAGATGAAGCAATCCTTGAGGTCATACTGCTGGGGAAACGATCCCGCTCCATTCCACGTCTCATTGGTGGCCACATGCGTCACATTGTTCCAATACTCGCAAGCGGATGTGAAGAACTGCTGCTTGCTGACATCCCATCGCAAAATGAAGTACTTCCACGTATATGGATACGTGGCAACGCCAGTGCCTGTCGTGTAATTCGTGCCTCCGGAAACTATCGTGATTGTTCCTGCTGGCACACCACTCGTCACACCAATGGTGGCAATTGCCGGAACACCACCACCGGCGATGGTGAATGTCAGCGTTCCTGTTCCGGAACTCAGATATCCGGATCCCGCGGCGTTCACTGTCGCTGCGGTAACCACACCTCCCGAAACCGTCGTGTTGACCGTCAAGCCTGTGCCCGTGCCATCATTATTCGGAGCGCGGTACACATACGTATAGATGGGAGAAAACGCATTGCTTGTTCCAGCACCGGGCACCGAATTCGTGACCGTATCGTAACTTGTCCACCCCAAGGCGGTAATTGCCGTGTTGACGCCGGAAAGAATGTTCGCCGACGAAAGCTCATTCGTGATGTTCACCCGGTAACTGTTCGTGCTGTATGAGGTATTTGTTACGGTCATTTTTCTCTCCCTTGTTCAGTATACAATTTTTACGCCTTGACAAGCAGTCTTGAGGCAACGTCGCCTTCGGTACTATGCATGCTGTAGATGTTTTTTACTAAATGGATCTGTGAGACCCCAGGGCCGGTCACACACATTCTCGGGCCATTTGTCATCATGTTTTGTGCATAATAAGAGTCTAGCCAAAAGTTGCTCATATTAACGGCATTAGTATACGAATGGAGCATAGATGCTCCAATTGTAATGTCACCCGGTGATGCGTTGTTGGGATCTGAAAGAATTGCCCGAGAATACACATTGAAACCGGGAGATCCGGATTTGAAATACATCCGGCCTTTTATGAAACCTTGGAACCACATGACAGGTATTGTTGTTCCCGTACCAGGAGTTGTGGGAATACTTTGACCATAACTGTAAGCAGGCGGCGTTACAAACGATGTGATTGATATTGCCGTGGGATTTACGGCAGGACTGCAACGATTAATTGTCATACCCGTATTTGTGACGGAGTTTGCCCCTTCAGTTTTCAAGTAATACAGTACAGCACTCGTTGGATCCATGTAAAAGGCGTGGCATCCAGCGTTGAAACCATAATTAGATCCTATATTAAAAATTGACATACTAGCGTATGTAAGATTCGAATTTGTTGTCAAGGGAATTCCAGTCCCAGTAGATGACGCAAATGTGTACGCATATGAGGGGCCTCCAGCAGATTGATAAAATATTTGCACTGCATATGCGTGTCCGGAATAATTTGGCATGACACACGTCAGAGCCATGCCAAGTCCATTAAGATTAGCCGTGGTGAACGTGCTCGCCTGCGTAAACGTGGAAAGATCCACAACAGCGACCTGATTGGCGGAAGCGTTTTGTCTCCCCACAACATACAAGTACTTGTTATCAATAGAAAATGTTTCTATTAGTTGGCTGCCATTTGTTATCGTAAGAGAAGAAGCAGACAATGTTTCCGTGTCCATCTTTATCACAGTTTGTCCAGATGATGCGACAGCATAGATGCTTCTTTCTCCATCAAAAATCATGTCTGTCAAACCGTTGTTATTTTGATAAACCTGCGTCCACGTTGGTGATATGGCAGAAATTAAAGATTGTGGCGTAAAAAGTGCATTCAAGGCAGTTGAAGTCAATGCCTGCGACACGCTGATTCTCCATATTCCTCCGTTTGCGGAGGCAGAATAACATGATGCGTAAATATAGTCTCCAAGCAAAAAAGATCGGAAAAAGGTAGATGGAGTGGCGATCCTGATGTGGTGAGTCCTGTTGATTTGGGACTGATAGGTAGAGGAATAGGCGCTGAAGAATGGCGGAAATGCTGATCCGCCATTCATTGGAAGGATCACTGCATCACCAGAGGTGCCTGTGCTACTTGCCCATCCTCCGGAACTGTCAAGAGTTGTCTGCGTGATCTCCAGTGCCGAACCAATCGGCTTTGTCACCGAAACGTTGTACATGCGGCCAAATGGCATGTTCTTGCCGATGGCATCGACGGAAATTGGAGAAACAAATGATCGATCATTTGACCGAAAACCCGTGTCGCTTTTCGCCCCCGGCCATCCATATTGCATATTATATGCAGATGCAAGATGAAGCAAATGAGGGTCTGCCCCGGAATTCATTGGGGCGGTCACTGCGGTAGTGGCTGAACTCTGAAAGTTTCCTGTCTGCTGAGCAATATTGACATTGTACGTTCCGGTTCCCCCTGTTCCCGTTCCAAAGGAAACAATCCGTGTTCCCGGCACAACTCCGGGACCACGAATCAGGATTCCATTGACAATTGTTCCTGTGTTCATGCCACCTACTGTAAGAGTAGCGTTCGGAGTGGATTCATTAGCATTACCGCCAATATATCCCCAAAAAGATGCACCACCGTGCGTCACCGTGCCGCTTGGATATGATGGAGGAAACGACCCCCTGTTGGTGACGGGCGCGTATGTTGCCGCTGCCGCCGCACCTGTCAATCCATCTTGTGTTCGGGGAAACGCAAACATGGTCTTGCTCGGCGACACATGCTGCGCCACGCCACCGTCGGCAAATTGCGTTCCAATCATTACAGAGTTTGTCCACGCCCAACAGGGGGCAGCATTCGTCACCGTATCTTCCGGGGCGATGCGTTCAAACTCAAATACCCCAGTCCACAATCCTGGTTCTCCGAGGATGAATGGCCAGATCACGATGTGCCTTGCAGTGGCGCTGACCCAGATAAAGGAATCCTTGATGTCGTAATTCTGGACAAATGATCCGTTATTGTTCCACGCAAGATTGGTCGCCACGTGATTCGTTGCGTCCCAAGATTCGCATGTTCCTGTCCAGAACGCCTGCTTGCGAATGTCGTACCAGATGATGAAATACTTGTAGGTGACCGCATCCGCGTTGAGGGCACGATAGACACGCAGGAACATCGGAGACGCATTGCTTGACACCACGGACATGGCCGTTGCGGATCCCACGGTTGAGGACTGGCTCAGGGTATACGAACCAGTCAATTGGCTTGCGGGTGCAACCGTGATTACCGAGTTGCTCGTTACTCCTGATCCCGTGACTGTCTGTCCTACGGCAAGTGCTCCGGAGGAAACCGCCGAGACAGTCATTGCGGTTCCGGAAATCGTGGCCGTAAATAAAATCGGACTTCCCGGAATCCAGTTGTCCACCGAATCCCACAGGGTCCATCCAAGTCCCGTGATGGCCGTATTCATTTGTGTCAGGATATTCGTGTACGTGACTTCATTGCTGATGACTACCCGAATGCTGTTGGCGGTATAGGGACTATTTTTTACTGACATGCATTACACCCTTGTATACAACAGGATAACCGAAACATCGGCTGCGCCATTGGCAGCAGTCACATCTATTGTAACATAATCACTTGAAGTATAAGAAATATTGATTGCAGAAACACTTGAGGCGTAGGAACCTGCGGAAAGACTTGTCGTGGCTATTGTCGAGCCATTTTTTTCTACTGCAATCGAAAACGGCCCTGAGGTTGGCGCAGTGGAAGCATTGATATAGACACCCGTTATGTTCACGGACTGATCGGGATACCATCGCGCTGTCCCGTTTTGAACACTGATCGGGCCGACAAAATTGCACGTTTTCGTGTATGTGGAACTTCCGCTCCCGGCAGCAATCCAGCTCATTGTCCCGCTTGAGTCAGACGAAAGAACCTGTCCGGTAGTGGGAGGCGTTGAGGGAAGCGTATAGGTCATGTTCGAGGATGGAGTTGCGGCAGATTTCAATTCCGTATAGTTGGTATTGACTGTCGCGCCATTCAGTCTTAATATGCCCTTGATGTCTAGGGCTTGTCTCGGAGTGTGGTTTCCTCCTACGGAAAGGCCAGTGGCAGTCATGGCTGCAGCGGAAGTTACGGCGGCGCCGTAAATGTCTTCAAAATACCACTGATGCTTGGGAACAGACCCGCCCACAGCAGACGTATAATGATTAATGGTTGAGGAGCCAAATTGCACGTTGTACAGCAAGAATCCATACGATCCATAGTATACCGTAGTGATGCCGTTGGGATTATTGAATGTTTGGTCTGCTCCCCATGTATTGGCGTTGTTCAGGTTTAGGGAAACAGTTACTGCCTGGGAGCCGTTGAACGTCGATGCTGTTCCCGTCAGCCCTGTGCCAATGGTCAGTGCGTTGGTTGTTGTCCCGCCTCCTCCAGAACCAAATGCCGTTTCAGCTCCTGTGCCGATTTTGTATACAGGAGCACCGCTGGAGTTGGCATAAATGACAGTCTTCCCCGCTATTCCAGTCGGAGTACCACCGAAGGGAACGATGATCCCTTGTGTGGCTTCAACGTTTCCGCCAAAATATGATGCGCCGGAATTGACATACAAGGCATAGTTGTTTGTCGCACCCACAGGCGCTGAAACATGCAATCCATAGGCATTGGTCACATATGAAGTTGATTGCGACTTTATTTGTATGCCATATAAGTTTGTAACGGTTAATTTGCCGAGATATCCAACATCGTCCGATGACAGCACACGAGGAAGATTCACTTGAATCGATGCCGAATTGGAGACAACGGTACTTGTCGTGGTCGATTTCAGGACGAGGGAGCTCACTTGCGAAATGTTCATTTCGCTGATGGTCAGGTTTGCGCCCGGATTAAAAATCACTGTCTGCGGTGACAATGTGAGTGAAGAAACATATGATCCGTTAGCCGCGTTGACAAAGGTAGCCAGTCCCTTGTCGGTCGGGGTTGACGATATCACCAACCCCCACGGCGCCTCTGATCCCTGCGTGGAGAAGGATGGCCCGATTGACAAGCTGCCCGTGACAATTTGGCTTCCGATTACATCGAGAGAATTGGACGCGGTGAATACTGCCAAGGTTCATTCTCCAGTCGGTTCTTCTGGTTATGCAATGTACGTGATTTGAATCGTCGATACTGCAGCAGCCCAATAAATGGTTTTGTTTGCTATGCCAGCCACTTGTATCTTGATCGAGTCGGAGGCTGGATCAATGTCAACCGCACATGCTTCCATTCCAGAGCTGGAAGAAGCGGTAACCAACGGATCTCCGAGAAGAATGGCGTTCCCTGTTGCTCCACGGGAAAACGTTGCGTTTATTTGCCACGATGCAGATGTGCTGTCCGAGTAATTGTATGCAGAAATATTGATGTTGGCATTCACCGTGCTCTTGACAGGGATCTCAACGGTATATCCACTTGAGTATGCCGCTCCAGTCTCAGTGAGGCGGACATACGAAACTGCGCCTGTAGTGCTTCCCCGGAACGTGTAATTTCCAAAAGTGGTCCTGGTATTGGCCATGACCGAAGCATCTCCCATGGTTCCGCTTGTTCCCTGAATCAATCCAAGGCCTGTTTCGGTGGTGAGGAGTGTTCCGTTAGCATCAGGAAATGCTATTGACCGAGCATTGGTGCCTATCCATCCAAGTGTCAGCACTTGGGTCGAAGTCGCTCCTTGATCAAAACTGAATTGGATCCTGCTCTTCGTCTTGTCTGCTCCGGCAAGGATCTTGTTCTGCAACGCTTCCGTGAGCTCAAGTGTTGCCACCGTCGAAGTGGCGTTGGGCAATGTGATTGTTTGATTATTTGCGGTCAATGAGCCAGGGAGGCTGATTGTTGCTTTCTGGGGAGTTCCAGACGAATCAAAAAGTGTCAGGGCAGTCGCGCTAAGGGCGTCAGTTCCGTTGATCTTGTATGTCTTGCCAGTCAGGATATTGAAGTGCTCGCTTGATGTCCACGCGCCGGTTGCATTAATCCAGCTGAGCGTCTTGTCTGAGGATCCCTTTACCGTAAATCCGGCTCCATCGGCGGTCGCGTTTGTGGCCCCGCCTACGGAATAGTCTGTCAATGATCCGTCTCCCTGGGCAGCCGGACTAATGGTGATCTGTGTTGGACTATCCACGCTCACGATTGTAGTGTTTGCGGAAAGAGTTGCGCTTCCGCCAACTCTTGTTACAACCATTCCGGGAATCATCCCCGCCGTGTTCGTTGAGGTGATGGTGGTTACTCCAGAAACTGTAGTAACTGTTCCGCTTAATGATGTGATCGCCGAGACAGAGGCAAGCTCGATGTTCTTGTCATCAACGGTCAGCGTGTTGCTGTTGATCGTGGTGACGGTTCCATTGACCGTCAGGTTTCCCCCGATGACAGTCGTGCTTCCGCTGCCTCCAATGGTGATGGTCCCGGTCGATGCGGTCAGGATGTTCGCCGATCCGGTTGGACTGGTAAAGAGACTGATGATGCCACTTGTCGCGCCACTGTCTATCGTGACAGTGTTTGTGCCTGCTGACAAGAATGATAATGCTGAAGGCTTGTTACCCTTACCTAGATTTAGGGTAAACGTATTAGCAACTGCTCCTCCCATGTTTATTGTGCTGGAACCACTGCCAATCGAAAACATACCCGTTGCGGCAGTAAAGATATTGACATCAGTAGTGGTGGCATCCGTTGTCAGGTTGATTGATCCACTATTAATACTTCTTAGTTTGAGGGTATTGGAGGTCACTGTGCCACCGATGACAAGGGTTGCTGCGACTGCGTTTCCGCCCCCTAAATTCATTGTTGATGCAGCAGTTATAGATCCGATATTGATGGTTGTCGCTGCCTTGACAATATTTGCAGTACCGGTCACGCTGTCAAAAATGTTCACGGTTCCGCTGGTTACATCGGTTGTGAGGTTGATGGTTCCTCCGGCGGTGCTGGCAATCTTGAGGATATTGCCTGTGTATGCTCCGCCGACGGTTGCCGTGGTTACGCTATTTGTCTTTGTTCCCAGCAAGATCGATGTTCCATCGATCTTTGCGCTTCCCTCTGCCCATAATGAGTAATTCTCTGTATCCGCTGCCGAAGGAGCGGCAAGTCTCAATGCATACGCATTGGTTATTGATGCTGATCCGGATTTTGTCGGAGCAGCGATGTACGTGGTGATTACATTGGCCATCGTGGTGGCAGAGGCAGCCGAGGCAAGAGGGCCTGTGACGTAGAGTCCGTGTGCATATCCGGACTGTGCCGCCGAAACAGTGTACGCATCGATGGTCATTGCCGAAGCGTCCGTGTTTTCGGTTGCATGAGTCGCCTTGCCAACGACAAGGCCTTTGGCGAGTACGCCGGTGATCTGATCCTTGAATGTTGTTTGCTTTACCGCTGTGAAAATTTCTGCTGCCATTTTTTTATGCCTCCACAGTGCTTATTCTCGCCACCCATTTAAGGGGATTCATGTTCGTTACCCCGGTGCATTGGATGATCAGCGCACCATTTGACGAATCAACATCAAAGGATACTTGTGCACTCACAAGCTCGGCATCTGAAGTTGTTTCGCTCATCTGCAATCCAGATATTTGCAGGCTTCCATGAGTGGATCCTTTCCGCAAAGTCACGTTTCCATACCATGATGCGGAGAAGATTCCGTTGTATGACGCGCAAACCCCAATTGAGCAAACCATGCTCTTCCCCAGCTCCGGTATGAATGCCTTTGCATATGATCCTGAACCATCTGTTGTTAGCGTAACAGTTGCTGTGCCATTAGTGGAACCCTTCAAAACAACTTCCTGATGATATAAAGCCGCGGTAATGACGGTTGATGTTCCGGATATGATTACCATCATGAAAGTCCAATCAATTGAAAGGTTGATGACCACGTGATGTTTCTTGTGTCAGGGCCTTTTACCTTGAGCGAAATCGAACCGAATGTCGATTCAGTATCAATGTCGATGTACGAGGAATTGAAATATGGATCCGCAACGACCTCGTTCTGCGATATGCCAACCAATGTGGCAGATCCAAGGGATGTTTGCCTGCGAAAAAGGCCTGAGAATTTCCACATGGCGGCATAGGCCCCAGATGCATTCGCCATGATGCTGATGTTCGCCATGACAGCGGTGTTTACCGGGATGACAATGCTGTTTGCGCTTGATTTTGCAAGTCCGTCTTTTGTCATGTCCACAATTGTTGTTCCATCGGTGGTTGTCGCTTGCAATTTCCCGAAATCATTTGCAGATAATGCGCCACTGGCGGATATCGTGTGCCATAACCCAGGGCTGCTTGCGGATCCGGCAGTATGGCAGATGTGAATTTTCCCGGATGTGTCAATGACAAAGTCGCCGACATTGTATTTCCCATTGATCGTGGGAGGGCCATCTGTCGTTGCTCCAGCAAATCTTGCAGGAATTGAGCTTCCCGGCAAGACATTCTGTGAAACCCCGAACGGAATTGTCAGCACATATTGGGATTTTCCCGTTGTTATGTATGCCATTCGCATTTCCTTCGCCGTTAAACTATACCTATTTTATATGACTTCAGTAGTTTGCACTGTTGCAACCCAATGCAGAAGGGTTGATTCAATTCCCTTGACCTGGACATTTATGCCGCCATAGGTGGTGTTTGCCTCTATTGTTATTTCAATATCCTCAAGATCCGGATCAGATGTTGATTTGCTGTCTATCAATCCGACCATGTACGTCGATGCGTTCGTCAGCGCCTTGCGAATCAATCCGGTGAATGCCCACAGGGCCGCTTTCGACCCTGTGCAGTTCGCCGCAACCTTGATGTCAAAAATCCAGGAGGAATTCGAGGAAAGAATGGGAATATTCTGATTCGACACGGGCAATCCATTTGAGGTGAGAATCAATGGCACATCATCACTGGTTGATCCACGAAGGACTTGCACTCCATATTGCGAATCCCCATCAGTCACGAATTTCCCTGATGCAAAAGTGAATCTTCCATATCCGGTGGTTGATCCTGACGAGCCGAACGTTTCCGTCGGTATTGATGCCAGCGGAGTCTGGATGCCGGAAACCTTGACGGAGGCAGTCCACGCAATCGATGTGCTGGCCATGCCGGTGACCGCTATTGCCAGCGCTCCATAGGTAGTATTTTCGGCCGAAATGGAAATGATGCAGTTTTCCAGCGCCGGTTCAAAAAACCCTTCTATGCCGGGATCGTTCACGAGTGTCGTGGATGCGATGGTTGCCCCTCGCTTTATCAGGCCATTGGCCGTCCATCTTCCCACGGATGTTCCTGCCGAGGAATTTGCGGTAAGGATGACTTGATAGGACCACACTTCTCCGGCAGTCACGAGAATCATGTTTGTTGACGATGGAGAGGAAGAGTTCGTGGTCAATGTCACGGATGTCGTGTCATTTGTCGTGATTGCCCGGAGGGTGTAGGTATATTCCGAAGCAGACTGGGAAGAGACGATCCCTGTTGTTCCGCCTCCCGGGGAAATTCCTGCAAGGTTCTGTATGGAGACTCCATTGATCTTCACGCTTGAAGCGTCAAGATTGATCTCGGTTCCGGCAAGGGTGAGGATTCCCGACTGGGAAATCACCAAAGACCCTGTTGACGCGTAGTTCCTGAGTGTCAATGGCGCTCCGCCAATGGTGACTGCCGATGCGGACAACATGGAGGTCTCGCCGCCAATGACAACGAACGATTGCAAGGTGTGTGTGTGGTTTCCGGCAGCGGCGGTGCTATCGGTTGTTCCGATGGAAAGATGCAGACTTGACGTGTGTGCGTTCAGGTCCGCTTGCGTTGCGGCAGTGAACGATAGCTTTTCCGGCGTTACCGATCCATTGACGATTGCCACGGTCCCCACGGTGGCAGCGCCCACGGAGTGCACATGATCCTGTCGAGAAAGGAACAGGCTGGTTCCGGGAAGGTTCACTGCGCCGGTTGACAGGGAAGATGTACCGTACTTTGTCCCGCCAATTTGCAGCCACGTTCCTTGTGATCCATCGGCAGTGCATATCCAGAATGACCCAGTCTGGTCAACGACGAAGTCTCCTTTCTTGTACGAGCCGGATTGTGGCGCCCCTGATGTGGTTGCGCCCATCCATCGCGATGCACCGGTCAATCCTGGTGATGTGGCTGAAAGCCCCGCCTGGAATGTGTTGAGTTGGGTGAAAGAATTATTTATTTTCAGTCCGGCAACATCAAGGAGTTGGTGCCGGTGATCGCTTCGGGCAGCAAGTGCACTTTGCCCGATGAGCCCCTCGACGAGCAACGACAGTGGCGTTGGCGTTTGTGGTGTATCAAGACCGTGCGAGTGGTCGGCTCGCGCGGCAAACTCCGACTCGCCAACGGAGCTTGATACGCCGATGAATATCTTGGACGGGTCTATGCCGGTGGCGAGGGCAGCGCCAGTTGCTCCCGCCACCGCAGCCGCTGTTGTCGTGGCACCAGTGTCCGCTCCTGTGGTTGTTTCTCCTGCCGCGCCCGTTGTTGCCGGGGTAGAGGGAAGAATCGTCAGGGATGAAGTGATCTCGGTAGAGTCTGTCCACCGGGTATCTCCTCCATTGTCATATGTATCGGTGTACGTATGCCGATGATTGTTGGTGTACCACTGAGCAATTTCCGAAATCAGCAAGTCGATGCGTTTGCCATCCACATACGTTTCGTAGGGAAGGTTTGTTGTTCCTGACACAACAAACGTGTTGTCAATGCTTACGGGCGAGTTGGTAAACAGTGATCCATATTGATCAATGGAAAATACTGTGCCAATGTTCGTGACAAAACTGAGGGAAGTGAAGTTTGAAGTGATGGTTCCGTCTGATTGGAATGACCATGAAAGGTTCTGGGATTTTATTGCTTCGCCAGTGTCGGGATTTGCATTCTTGTTCAGCGTTGACGTAGTGATCCTGAGACCTGTCTGCCCAAGCGTCATACGTGCGCCATATGCATGCGAAAGGATTATTGATCGATCATGATCATAATCTATCTGCCATTTTCTCCTGGCGTTGTCAGAGGCGTTGCCAGATGCGTTCTTGCCCGTCAGATCGGTTATTTCCGAAAGTTCGTCCGTTCGTGCTATTTTCAGGAATGTCGAGTCAGGGAAAACGAATTCCCAGTTTCCCTTCCTGTCCAATCGCTCATACACGTTACTGTTGTGGCGATCAATGGAGAGTCCTTCTTCGGCAAAAAGCACCTCTCCATCTCCGCTTGGATACACAAATCCAATGCAGACTGGTTTCGACGCAGTGTTCTCAAAAAAGGCAATGGCTGCCAATGCAGAATTATCATCTTCGAGCCGAGTCTTTTCGAGATCCGTGCTGCCTGCAGGAGCGGAGATGACTGGAAGATTTGTTGTGCCATGCTTATTCGTGAATGCAGATGACAATACCGGGACGTTGTCAAATCTCTTGCTTCGTTGCTGGGAAAGCCCTACGCAATTTATGGTATGTGCGTCATAATTGACGGATACTACCTTTGCAAAAATAAGGGAGGGCGTATTGTCCTGAAAAGGAGACCTTTCCCCTATGCTTGCAAGTGCTGATTGTCCACCGAGCGCGGAATCAGCAAACGAAATTCCTCTGACGCTCATGCTTTTTCAGCTTTCCACAACTTCTATTCCGTTTATGGCCGCCATTTCTGCATCCGTCAAGCGTGTTGATGTTTCAGTTCCCCACTTGGTATGCGTCGCCGCAAAACCACCTTCATCACCAGCAGGGAGAACGTTGCTTGATCCATTGACAAAAATGCCTCGGGTCAGTCCAACTTCAGTCATGAAATTCGGGGATGGAAAGACACTCCAGGAATGATGAACGGATTCTATGTAGTAACGTTCTCTCCTGTCAATTCCAGTTTGAAGTATCTCGCTGCCTACTGCAGATTCTACTGCCGAATTTGTTGATACCCTGCTGCTGGTGGATTTGTATGACGAATAGGAGCGTTCCTTGTCATCATCGATGACGAGTTCCATTCCTATCTTTATGAACGGATTGCCAATCAATCTCATTTTACCAGTATAAACCTTGTCCATTTGCCTTAGGGTGTCATACATCCATTGATTGCAGTCGTCAAGGAGCGCAGAAATCTCATCTGATGGCTTTTCTGCCGTAACCTTGTCCACGATCACTGTCCGCGTTGTCGTGGGTTTTCCCGACGCATCCTCCTCCGTGACAGGAGTGATGGTTGATGTGACTTCTGAAATCGTGGTTGCCCCCGCACCATAGGACTTTTCTGCTGATCCAATCCCATAGAACAGCTTCACCCAATAGGGGTTCGAGGATGAGTTTACCGGTTCTTCCTTGAGTCCTGAGTTGACTGCGCCAAGCATGTAATATAATTTGGCGCCCGATGCCTTTTCCTCAATTCTGGTGATCAGCGCCACATGTCCGGCATTCCCGTTGGATTTGTCTTGCTTGAAAAATATCAAGCTGCCAATTTTTGCATCAGAAAGGGATCCCGATGTCCTGTTTCTTGATGCATTTGCCCATGCGGTGGGATACAGGATCGAACTATTGTATGCTTTTCTTGTGAACATCTCACAATAGGTAACTGTTTGGCCACCTTCTATCTTGACGTAGTCCGATGATGGCTGTGCCCGAGCCCACGCTATTGCCTCTTCTGCGGATCTGAGAGACTTGCTGACTGCTGTGGAATCGGAGCCTCCCGTGGTCATGGTGCGCGTTGTGTCAACTACCGCCACAGTGCGGCTTGTCGTAGTGGTACTTCCTGTTTCTTCCTGATCATCTTGTGTCCAGAATGGAATCGGAACCACCAGCGGCTTCAATCCGAAACGCTTGATTCCGACGAAATCATATTGAGGATTGAAACGGGGATTCATGTTCAGGTATTTTTTCGGGCCGAGCATGGCAGTTTCCGGCTCCTGGACTACTGGTTTCTCGGCACTGTCCCATAACGGTCGATCTCCTGCCGCTGGATCAGCAGATTTGAATCCACTCCATGTTGTGAAAAAATAGGTATAGACATCCCCTGAGTGCCGCCGGATGCTTTTTTGCACGATCTCATTCGAGCCTATTTCGATCACAGAGGGGTCACGTTTGGTGTCCCACCAGAATCGTGCGCTTCCTGCGTTGTCGTTCATGGTGCCATCCGGATTTGCTGCTCCCATATGCTCAAGCGCCTGATATGGGAAATCTCCATTCCTGTCCCTGAATGGGGCCCATCGAATCTTGAGCCTTGTTTCCGTTTCATAGTCCTCAATGAACATTTCCATGAATGGACGGGTGATGTAGGAATCAATGTAGTTGAAAAGTGTTCCCTTTGAACTACTTAAGGTAAATGAGGTCAGTGCCTTTACGCGCTCTTGATTAAGCGAATTCTTTGGCAGATTGACATCAATGGCAAAATTTATGGTATTCCCAACATCAAATCCGACAAGGGGATCCGTGAACACATCCTTCATGATGCTTTCAATCCACGGCTTCAATTCCTGGAAAGCCCCGTCAGTTTTCGGGGAATCCAATAATTTGCCCTGCAAATCAAGAATAAGCTGGGATCTGTCAACGGAATAATCCGCAAACTGTTCTTGTGGAATCCAAAGTGATTTGTCAATGATAAGCTTGGAAAGATCGCGTCCGCTTACGCTCACTGTTCTTTGTGGCGTTCCATCAAGTCCCTGACTGTAGCTTTCGGATATCTCGATGGCATCAACCATGCCGCGCATGACAATTGGCGCATCCATGCCCCCGGATGTCTGCACGACAAATCTTCCGACACGAATTTCCACGAAGTCGTTGACATGAAGGTCGTTGAAATCCACAATACCATTGTCAATGATTTCGGGCCGGAGAGTCATGCTGAAAAACCCAGCAGGCTCCTTCAAGGACTTCATGACTTCGCAACTCATCACGAAATCACTGATGTCATATTTGCCGATCTGTATTCTTTGCAGAAGAGGCGATACACTTGCCGATTGGCTACTCACGGTCGCCTCCAGTTATCTTCTTTGTCGCGGATTGATTGATACTCTTTGATCAGGTCCGTTGAACTTGAGTTCAGCTTCACCCACTTTCTGTCCATCCGAAACGAATTCAACAATTATTTTACCTGATACCTCCTTGCTTCCTCCGCCATTGCCTGAGTCTTGCTTCGCTTCCAGCAATTTTTTTGTTTGCGCGGACGACGAGACAGACCCGCCGGAGTTTGGAACGAACATCTCGGGGCCCTTTTCGCCAACCAATGTTGGTTCTCCCCGGACAATATCTCCGCCTTCGGCTCTCTTGGTCATGCCCAATAGCATTGCCTGCTCCTTGGCAATGCGGTTCTTTACTCCCGCGCGTACATTTTCGCTGCTGCTTGAGAAATATGTTTCAGTTGAGTCGGCCTTGTATTTCTGGGCGGTCGTGATGATTTCCTCTGGGGACATTTGAGCGACGTTCTTTCCCTTGAAGGCGTTCAAGAGAACGGATGATCCTGCTCCGTACTGGTTTGCCGTACTGAGGATCATTTCGTCCACGGCTCTTCCCTTGCCAGAAAGGTCAATGCCGTTTTTCTTCAGCATTGCCAAGTAGGGATCATAATATTTTTCTTTTGCGTATCCCGACTGCGCCTTGACGAAGTCTGGATTTTCGGCAAGCTTCTTCCACTGCGCCTCCACATCCTTGCCGGGGTTCTTCAGGTTCATGCCTTCGAAGTTCTTTATGTAGCCGGTTTGCTTGAGGAATGCTTCCAGTGACCCGGTCTTGCTGGACAACTGGAATGCTCCAAAGCTTTTTCCTCCAGCATCCCCCTGTCCTGTGGAGACACGACCGGGATCGCCACCGGATTCGAACATGGCTGCTACCTTTCCGAGGAAATCCTTGCCGTCATCTCCGCCCCCCACTGGAGCGGTGCTGCCGTCCACGCTTGCGCCAGCAGGCATTGGCGTCGATGGGGGCTTGTCCTTCATCGATTTTGAAAGCCCTCCGGTAAATGCCCGGTTGATTGCACTCAATGACGATTTGAACAAGTCGCTGATTGAGGAACTGTCCTTGTTGGTCGTGATGAACCCATCCTGTTTCGGAGTGAATATTTCAGGGCCACGTTCCCCCACTATCCCTGATAATCCGCGGAATACAGGACCGCCAAATTCGGAGCCTTTTTGCGGCTGATCAGGGATGGCGGCGGGATTGTCAGGGGAGGCGGTGGAGGGCTTGCCAGTGGTGGAGGGCTTGCCAGTGGTGGAGGGCTTGCCAGTGCCGCCCTTGGTGGCTCCTCCTGGCCCTGGCGAAGGAGTGAACAGGAAAGCTGAAACCGCGTCCGGTGCTGATGACGCTGCTGATGACGCTGCCGTCGCTGCTTTCGTAGCGGCATCAACTGCAGCTGCCGACGCGTCTGCAGCTGCGCTCTGCATAGTTCCCGTGCTCCTGTCTCCCTTGGGCATTGCCCCAGCAGCCTTTGCAATGTCATCTGCATACTGGATTGAAGCTTTTGCCATGTCGTTCATGGATTTTCCAGCGGACTTGAACGCATTATCGAGTTGAACTGCTCCGGCTTGACCTTCTTGCAGTTTATTTGCCGCAACTCCGGTGCTGCTTGCCTGAAAGATCTCTCCGCCCGACCCTTCATTGATTGCCCTTTTTGTTATTGCCCTTGCTGCGTCAAGCTTGCCTTTATCGTCCAATGTAGAATTGGCTGCAATTGCATCAAGATCTCTTTGCAGTGATGTTTTGAATTTGGCGCTTTGGCCGGTCTGCTCAGTAGTGTTCAATGCGGATCTTCTGAAATCCTCAAATGTTCCGGATCTGAATGTTCCCTGAAAAGCCTCTTGTATCTGGTTGGCCGCCTCTGCGGTCCGGGTGACTGTCTTGCCTCCACTCTTGTATGTCTTTCCAATGTCCTGATACTCGGTTGACATGTATTGCGCAGCTTCAGCTTGCCTCGCCTTTACTTGCGGCAAAGCTGCCTGGGTTTGGAGCATGCTGGTTACCTCTTGCATGGTCAAGCCATTGGCTTGCGCAATTTGTGATCTCGCCATGATCGCCCGGGCGCTCATCCCGGTGGGATCGCCACCCCTTTTGCCCATGAATTGCCTCATCTGGCCTTGAATGATTTCAGCATTTGCCTCTATGTCGCCAGTTTCCATGTATGCTTGCACCCCCATGGGGCCAGCTTTCCTTGCCGCAGAAAGTGTGTCCAATCGCGTCCTGAATGTCTTCGCTTCATCTTTCTTGGCAGTAAGTTGCGATTGCAGCTCGGATTTTCTGGCCTCATCCGTTGTCGATGCAATCTGCGCCTCAATCTTTGCTGCTTCGCTTTCGGCGGCGTCAAGACTTTCCTGGTTGCGCCTCTGGATTCCCGAACGCGCCTTGCTGAACCCGGCCATGAGCATCGGGTTGGCTTGGGTCGCACCAGCCATCATTGACTGCTCTGCTTTCGCGTATGCCCCTGGGGCCACGTTGTGAAGCATCGCATTGTTGTTCTGCTGTGCAGCCAGATTGATGGCACCCAAGGTCGTTGTTACCTGGCTGCCACTAATGCCCTGTGCGCCCCGTTGCGCCATGTTGTTCAGCATGGCTGTTGCAGTCATCCCGTACTGATCAGCACGTGTTCCAAACCCTCCGGATGCAGCGCTTGCTGCCGTGAACGCCGTGTTGTACGACTGGATGGACATCGCCGTGCCTCCTGTCGCCCGTGATCCCGAACCAAGCACTCCCGATTGGGAAAGTGCTTCAATGTTCTGCATTGCCTGCCCACGGTTCATGCCGCCATAATATGCGGTAGACAGCGTCGATTGTGCGGCTGCGGCAGCATTTCCTATGGCATTCCTGTCATTGCCAACATTTCTCATGGCAATCTTCATCATGGTGATGTTTTCTTGCGTTGTGGCGTTCAGTCCTTTCGAGGCATTGATGAAACTTTTGTTCAAGCTCTCCAAAGAGGTGCCGAGGTCCTTGAGCTGCCGAGAAAAGGAACCTACGTCATAATCCTGCTGACGGCTGATAGTTGAACCCTCGCGAATCTGGGCATCAACCTGACCCGGAGTAAGGGCAGAGGATTCCGCCACTTTTCTGGCGCCCGTGTACATAACATCTGTGGCGAGATTACGCGCGACTTGTGCAGTTGATGCTCTAGCAGGTACTCCCTTGGGCGTTGCCATGATGTTAACCTCTCCAGATTTGCAAGTTTTTGCTACTGCTACTAAATAGTATACCTATCCAAACATGGACAACTGCGCTTGAGAATTACTCGGAAGTCCTTTGTCGCGACTCCGGACTCAAGGACTCAACGACTTGCCATTCCTCTCCCTTGTTTGCCTTTCGCGCTTCTTCTGCATCGAGACGCTCCACCAACGCAACGAATTCCCAGAATTCATCCTCTTCCATTCCGTACTCCGCACTTTCCGTCTTGACCATGTTGGACCCGGTGCTGACAATATCATGGGCAAGATGAGGGGGAAGATTGGGGCTTGGCTCCAGGAACTCCGAAGGCGCATCGCTTTTTCTCTTCGTGCTGCCTGGAGGGGTGGAGCCTCTTTCCTGTGCGGGACGAACGCGATCTGCACCACTTGCTGATGTTCGCGGACGCGAAGACTGACGTTCCGCAACTTGTTGTTGCAGCCTCTTCTCGTCGATAGTATCATCATCGTCATATCCATAGCCATTTGGAGAAGGAAGCACTCCGCCAAATTGCTTGAGCATCGGCAGCGGTGGCATCTTGAACACCGGATCAAGATCGCCCCATTTGCGCACACCGAATTGAACCTCCATGTAAAACTGGCGGCGATAAAAATCAAGCGCTGCCTCTTCAGAAGAGACACGGAGATACTTCTCGTCAGTCAATGGAAGATTGTATTGTTGCCGGTACCATTCCAGCATGTCTGATTCATAGACGCCCTCAAGGGCGTTGCGGCGAATTTTCCTGTCAAGAAACCGGTCGGGAGACACGAAACGAGTTTCGCCAGGACTCCCATTCGTTGAAGTAGTGAGACAAGTCTTCAAACTCGTAAATGTTTTCCAGGAACTTATCGATATTCCCATTGGCATACGCGGGAAGATATCCGGGTGATTGGGTAACAAACTGGATCATCAGGCTCATGTACGTCATTTCATACGTGCGATTATCAACAGATAACCCCTGAAGGGCGACGGCAACGGCTTTCCCAGCCATGCGCTGCATGTTCATGTGGCCACGTACTACGCCGATCTTTCCGGCTGGCCCATCGATCTCGTGCGGCTTGTTGGGATCGTATGTCTTTGTGTCGGTAGCGTACGAAGGCTTGATCGGTTCGACTGCTTTCGCGGCAATCTGCGCAATAGTTAGTTCAGGTGCTTCTTCGTTGGCCATGTGATCTCCCTCGATGTATTTAAAAAAAGTATACCACAGTTTTCTTCTGTCGTCGAAAACCGTGGCATAAAGAAGCGCGACTGTGCATTACGCATTACGAAATAGCGTTGTTTCCATTGAGTCCGTAACGGCCATCCTTGTCTTGCGCATAAAATGTCACATTGTGCATCAACACCCGGTTGGCGTCAACGGAGAGATCGCCGCCAGCAAAGAAGCAATTCAGGTACTTGGCAATGACATGTCCTTGAAAGGTTGTGTTGGTGACGTCAGCAGCGGTATTGTACTGCGCATCAACAACTTCGATGTCAAACACTTTCTGATGCAAGACCCGATATGGAGCGGCCTTGTCCGACATCAGGGCTGGATTGCCCAGGTTTGCGTTTGCGCCAGTAGTGCCGGGGAGTGTTTTGTCCCATCCGTTCTCAGGCCCTGTCCTGGCAGGGCTGCTTCCAACGATTGACCCTGATGATCCCAGCTGGGTCGAAACAGAGTCCGGGATCAATCCGAAGCTGCCAGCGGAACCTGGCTCCAGTCCCATTGCGGCCAAGCTGGTGTTCCGCACGACAAGGACGGACATCTGGATTTCATGTCGCGCATGCATTGGCACATACTCAATCGTCTGCAGCTGTCCGACAATATGGACTGGTTCAAGACCATAATCATCGCGGAATCGCGCCGATTGCGCAAATCCGATGACAGCACCGTCCATCTTGAGCAGGACTTTCCCACCTGTGCGTACCCCTGTGTCCCAAAGCTTTGCCATGTTCTTTCTCCTTTTCTTGATACTTGTTGATTAAAATACTGGTGCCGGTCTTGAATGCAACCCGAAATTTCCATCCTTGTCCTGAGCATAAAATGTTGCGGTATGCATCAAGACCCGATTGGAGTCCACCGACACCTCTCCGCCAGCAAAGAAGCAATTCACATACTTGAGTAATGTGTTGCCCAAGAAAAGCGAATCAGCTGCTTGGTCCGCGTCAAGGAATTCCATGTCTACCACTTCGATATCAAATACCCGTTGATGCAAAACCCGATAAAACGTCAGGTATCCGAATGCATTGACATTGGCATCAGCGCCAGGGCCGTTGAACGTGGCATTCCAGGCTCCTATTGCGGAGCCCGGTTCATTAGTTCCTACCCGCCCTGGTGATGCATTGACAATTCCCTGTCCTACGGCGCCACTGGTATTCTCCGGAGTCAGTATTCCAAAACTTCCTGCGGATCCGGGCTCAAGCCCCATACTCACAAGACTTGCATTGCGAACAACAAGCGTTGTGACGGTAATTTCGTGTCGAGCATGGGTAGGAACGTACTCAATGGCTTGAAGCTGTCCGATGATCTGGACTGGTTCAAGCCCATAATCATCACGAAATCGTGCTGACTGGGCAAAGGCAATGACCTTGTCGTCCATCTTGAGCAAGACCTTGCCTCCTGTTCGTACTCCGGTATCCCATAGCTTGGCAGTCATTATGAATTCCTTACATGATGTGCGCGGTAATCAGCAGGTAATTTGCCGGGATCGCAGGGCTGATCGAGAATTCCGCGTATACCGCATCTCCGACCGCACGGATGAGGATGTCCTTGTATGCCGGAAACTGCGCGTTGCCAACGATAAGCTGGGCATTCTCGCAAATCTCAAGTTGTGTCGTGATTCGACTCTTGATTGTATTGATCAACGTAGGAGTCAACTTGCTTCCGATGATGTTTGCAATTGATCCGCGCACTCGTCGCATGACAAGATCTGCACTCCGCATTGTCGAGATTTCGCGACGCACATAACGGGTATCGCCACTCCATGTAGTCAACGATTGTGCCACGCTATAGCCGCGGTTCGAGTCATACCGGATGACAAGGACGCCAGCATTGACAAGGTCGTCGATTTCCGTCAATCTCGGGATTGTCTCAAGGCCACGGATGCTCACCGACTTGTTTGTCAACGGTGTGGCAACATCCGACTGTGCAGCCAACTGCCCGGCGATGGTCGCCGCAGCGAAGTATGGTGCCCAAGTGATGAGGTCGCCTTGATCGTTGTAATCCTTGATCCCAGGCCACACCACGACGGCTCGCTTGTCGTTGAATTGTGCCGCCAGTGCCGAAACTTCTGCGTTGGACATTCCCAGCGGACCACCAAAGACTGCGAATCGCTCTCGCTTCCCGGCAGGTCCGGACATGCTCAGGCAATGGGCAAGGGTTGCGCTCTGGATCGAGGCATTCGATGTCATTGGGACAATGATCTCAAGATCCTCAATTTGCTGCAGTTTTGCCAAGGCATCATCCCAATGGGATGGCTCCACAGGGGTTTCGATAGCGCCGGTGAATGCGTAGACGCCATTGTCAATTCGCGCTGAACTATAGAGCTTCGTCGCCTCAACAAGTGCCCCGAAGGTGCTTCCATTCAAGGCCTCAACCAATGCATTCGTATTTGCGGAGAAATACGTCTTCGAAAGTGTCGCATCATCCTGAAGGGCAGCAGTCGTGAATACAGGAATGGGAATCGGAAACATGTCAAGTTTTGAGCTGGACAACGTCCCGTCAGCCATTCCCGGCGCAAGGCTGAGTTTCCATCCGTTCGCGCTTACCGCTGGCTTTGCCGCAACAAAGTTGACGACAGGCGTGTTGAAGGATACGCCAGAAATGGTTGATCCTCCTACATTTGTCGACGCGTCATCAAGTCCGATCAATGGGAGAAACGTGTTTGAGCTAGGGATGACTGAATAGAACTTTGCTTGCGAACCTGTATTGAACACGATGATTGGCTTGACTGGCACCACAGCAAGCGAAGGGACGGACACCGTGCTTCCCGGGGAAGCGGTCAGGAACGTCGTCGCCACGTTGGATCCGGCAATGTAGCCAGTTCCAGCATTCAAGATGGTTACCGTTGCAATTGCGCCGAGACCGTTGCTCCCTCCTGACGCCAATGTGGCAACCGTAAGTGTTCCCGAAGTTCCTGCTCCTCCGACACCCAGCACATCTCCTACCGCATATCCTGATCCTGCTGATCCTAATGTAACGGTGGCACTCGTGATGGCTCCCTGGCCATTGACGGTAGTGGTGAACGTCGCTCCGGTGCCGGTTCCTGCGGCGACTCTCCATCCCGTTGTCGATGTCTGAACGGTGGCGGCGCTTGATGAGGTGAACTTCACCACGGCACTTGCAGACCCCGACGTAATTGTTGCCAGGTCTCCGCTGACAAATCCGGATCCAGTGAACGCAACTCCGGTAACGGAGGGGCCCGTCAACGTTGCAACGATTGTCCCCGTGGCAGCCGAAGCTACCGCTCCCAGATTGCCCGTGATTTGCCCGGACACCTGCCGGTATTCCGCTGTCGCCAACGACAGGGATTCAGCCCCGACAAGCCCTGTGTTGTTGATGGTTCTCAAATCCGCTTGGACAGAGGCAATAAACTCCGAAATTGTTTCCATTCGGGTGTAAGGAACACTGATTGTCGTGCGATTTGCTCCATCACGATCAGTTAATCCAAACTGGACTGATCCGGAATCTTCTGTCAATCCCAATCGCTCGAATGTTGTCGCGCTCGGAGCGCCGTTGACGGATGCGGAAATTGCAGGAACAGCCGCACTACCCGCCCTCGAAAGGGAGTAATACTGATTGACTCTTGCGGACAATTTCGCCAGCGTGTCGTATGGTTGCAAGGGAATATACACGTCATTCTTGGTGGAATCCGGAGACTTCAGGACAAGAGTCGGAACCTGGTTGACCGCAATGATCTGCGCAGTTGGCTGCCAGAGATACGCGCCGGACAAGTTCTTCTTGGTCGTTGTCTGCGCCCTGACAGGGAACGCAGCATCCCCTCCGATATTGCCAGTGCGTGGCGCACCAGCCACGGTAGCGTCATCGCTCTGGAAGTAGATATGGCCCCGTTCGGCATTCGATGTCCCTACTGGCGAAACAACCGAGAGGGCCACGCACCGGCCTGCCCCAAACGAACCGGCATCGGTGATTGCGCCACCGCCCGAGAGCACCGATCCCTCAGCAACGCCATCCACGGCAAAGCCACGAAAATCATAGAGCGGAGCCTGCACCGTGGCAGTAACCCCACCGTATGTTCCGGAAGTCACCTGGAAAATCTCGCCCGATCCCAAGGAATAAATTGGCGAATAGTACTCGATTTGAGCAACATTCTTCCCAATCTTGGATTGCTTGTAGATGCGGCCATCATGCAGCGTCAGCTTGATGTCCTTTGCCATCGAATCAGAAGGATTTGTGCTTATCTCAAGATTCCATGAGTTGCCAGTGTTTCCCCACTCCTTGGCAACAAGGGAGATAATGTTTCGTGTTCCAGAGGTGATGGACACGGATGCCTTCGTGGCATTGCCAACCCGTAATCCGTAGACACGGGATGCCCCGGCATTCATGGCTCTTGTAATGCCATAAATAAGCGGCAGATCGACGCTGCTTGTGCCATAGTAGGCACGTACCGTCGAGGAATCAGTGAACACGACCGGCTGTCCGGTTTCTCCGCGTTCTGCCTCTCCAAGAATCGCAATCGCATTCGCAGACGTTGTGGGAGAACTGCTGGAGGCTGAATCGTCGATATACGAAGCGACTCCTGGAGCAACGAGCACCACACCATTAAAAGCAACAGACATTGTTTCCTCCTATCATCACTCTGTACTCAATATTTTTTATTATACGGGCTTTTTTGACCAAGAGATTGCCTTGGCTTTCCATCCCGAAGGGGTGTCATACCGCAGGTTAAGGGCACGGGCATGATGCACGAATCCGCCAATCAGTTCCGGACTCATTGTGTTGCAATCCTTGCTCCATGTTTCAAGGTTGACGATGTGTTCCACTTCGCCGGGAACTTCCCACACTGCCTGTGGTTCTTCCGGCGCAGTTGCTGTTTCGTCAATCACTTCTTCGGACAGCGCGTCATTCGGGTTCTGGAGAATGTTGGGTGAAGATTTGCTTGTTCTGGCCATTTTAAACCTCATATCTATGCTACGGTATTTTTTCTTCAATATCTATGCTTGATACAAAGCCATCTTTTCCAAAAGACCTTCCGGTCCATGAAGCAAGATAGGTGCAATTAACGGTCAGGTTTCGCGCAAACATGACATTTGGCAGGAAACTCTGATTCGGGCTGATGTCCGACCCACTATAGTGCAACTCCCCGATGCCATACTCCTCGTAAGGAATGATGTGCGGCTCATCCACGGGCGGCTGTTCACCTTCCATCAGCGCACGAAGCACCATGGTGTACATGGTGGAGATCATGTCGGGATTTGGCGCGACAAGGAAGAATCTGTACGTTGCGTTTTTCAGCCGTCCATTGGTCTCGAAGTAGAACTGTGGCGTGACTCCATCCGGCTCATACGAAATGGATGGCACACCAGCGACATTCCCGAGAAATTGCCCACCGGGGCGGTCGGCTTCGGAGTCCATGGTCATGGCAACCAATGGAGGAGCCTGGGAAAGGAGGGACCATCCCTTGCCGATGGTCCATGGGAACCGCTCGTCCATGATCCACCTCTTGGTCATGGACAGGCTTTTTTCGTCAAGATAGAAAAACATCTCGTCAAGCTTGTGCAGGTTCTTCCCGGCCCGTATCCTTTCGTAGAAGTCCACTACGCGGGAGTGGAATACAAATTCGGGCAGGGACATCTTATGCCCTCATCGCAGACAGGCTGATATACGCGGCATGTGTGCCCATCTGCGCGACCCCTTCTTTGTAGCCCTTGCCCGGCCTCACGACGGTGAATGTGGCGACAGGGTGGGGATGAGCAGAAACAGTGTCAACTCGCAATACACCGCCGTTGAAATACGGGTCTCCGATGGCAATCAGGTCCCCAGCCTCCCATCCACTTCCTGCTGTTCCAATCGCAAGGGCGAAGTCATTGAGCGAAGAGCCGCTGCTGTCAGGCACTGCAGTCAGGTTTAGCGCAAAACCACTGCCTCCTCCCGCGAGTGATACCGAAAAAAATCGATACGGATATGCAATCGAGTACCCATTCACCGTAAGCGCCGTGGCCGATCCAGCCACCAGTTCTGCGGGAGACAATGTGACGCCACCATAGTTGGAGATGGATCCGGTCAGGGATACCGTCAACTCAACGGTTCGATGAGGATGCTCAATAAGGAACGATGTACGTCCGGGCAGATCAAATCGCAGGGGATACGCTGCGCAGAGAAGGACATCACGGACGAAAAACGGGGCGCGGGAAATGAAATACTGTCTCTGCGCCTCATTGAAATCGTGAACAACGAAACTGTTGCCGCTGACATCATTCAGGATGTTTGCCGTGGATGCATTAGGGGAGAATGTCGGGTATGGCATTACGGTGTTTCCTTCACGCGGACACACATGCCCCCACGAATGAGTAGCGTTGCAAACTCTTCGGGCGCAAAGCCAATGCCGTTCGCGTCAAACGCGACTGTGCCTCGCGTTCCATTCGGATGGGTCATCGAAAAGAACGCGGGGCCGTTTGGATTTCGTCGCCAGATTTTCACTCCCTCGCTAAATGGGGAATCGACAACATGTGGCAACCTGTTCTCGGCAGGAACTTCCGGAACATAATCGAGGCGATTTGTCGAAATCGCGTTGTAATCCGAGACTGTCGCAGGGATCATGTGTTGCGCAACCTTGCTAAGCCGATTTGACAATTCCGAAACGCTGGGAATCTCGCTTGCTGCAGCTTCGGCAAGCTGCACGGCCAGCTCCGGATCAGTGCCCTTTTCGACTGCCTCGATAGCTGTTGTGGCAATTGCTGCCTGCTCACGCTGCACATCGGCAAGTCGCGCCTTCATCATTTCCGCTTTTTCCTGTGGATTCATTCTTGGCATATTGACACCTCTTCTGATGATTATAAAGAATATTGCCGGGAACCTGGCAACCCAGAATGGTTCCCCGTTCCCGGCAATATTGCATTAGTGTAAGTATAACAGGTATTAGTTCAGCTTGCCGACATTCTTGAAGATGAACTGACGCTCCGGTGCCTTGAGGACCAGCGTATGGTACAGAAGCAGCAGATACTCAAAGGTTGTGCTTGTCGGGGCAAGCGGCATCTTGAGCAGCGGCGACATCTGCGCGACGCACAGGTCAGCACTGTTACGGCAAAGCAACGGGGCGATGTTGGTGCCCGGCCGGAAGTTGGTGTAGTCCGAAGAGGCTCCGTTCGAGTCCGTGAACTCGACCCAGTCACCAACGCCGGGATCTGCGACATATCCGACAAACTGCCATCCAGCTGTTCCAACTCCAACGGTGGTCGAAGAAAGCGAAGGCTGGTAAGTTGGATTCTCGACGGTGGATGCCAAGCGGTAGATCCGGTACGCACGGGCAGCGGCGAGACCGGTTCCCTGAACACGTGGGATGAGGAACTTCACGACATAATCCTTCGATGGGCTTACCGCTCCAGAAGAGACATACGAGGCAGCGGACTCGCCATTGTCGTTGACCGACGATGCACGGTACCAGTAGAATGTGGTATCAGACGCATCATGCTTGCTTGATGCAGCAGCGACGGTGATATTGTGGCAGATTCTTCCTTCGTTGATGTACGGTGTTCCGCCGCTATCGGAATAGCTCGTTACCGTGGTGGTTTCAGAAGGAGTGCTCAAGGAGGTGGCGCTGCTGTATCCTGTGCCGTCACGAGTCCCGTTGATCATGGCACTCCCGGGAGCCTGGTCGCGTCTGTAATACGTGGCGCTCAGCGACGTGGTAACCGTTCCGCTCACTCTCTTCGAAACGACTGCAACGGCAGAATCCAGGTCAGAGGCGACATTACTGGCGCTTGTGATCTGCGTGGATAGACGATTCGCATACAGCGGCGAATTGTTGAGCGGCGCAGCGGGAGCGGAAGGATCTCCGGTTACCAGCGGATCGCTGCCTTCGACCGGTTCGGTGAAAATCGACCACTCGAACGGAATCACGCCGAACGATGTCGCCTGTCCAACGATGGACAGACCGGCGATGAGGTTGTTGCGAGCCGAGGTGGTCAGGTCAGCACGGTCCACGCGCGTACCAGGGCCTCCGGGCTCATTGTTGGTGCCAAGAATGGTCGAGTACCGCAGCTTGCCGAAGTCCTCGATGTTCTGGGGGCTCATGAAGAGCGAGATGTCGTTGAAGGAAAGAAGCTTGCCTTCGCTGACCAGTCGCGACGCGACATTCGCGATCACGTCGAGCGTGAGCGGCTTGCCTTCAAGGTCGATGATGTTCTTCGAGCGCTTCTGCGTAAGCTGCTTCAGGATTCCGTCGTAGTTCGCATCAGAGCCCGAAACATCGTAGATATCCTCGTCGCCATACATGACGGCTCTTTCGATGCGCTGCATGAAGTCCATGGTACGGCCAAGCTGATCTTCGGCAACCGGGTCAACCGACATGCCACCGAGGATGTTCGTCAGCACCGCAGGATGGGTTACCCCGCCCTTGGTACCAAGGAACTTGACGTACGCACCATTTCTTGACCACTGACCCTTGCCGCCGTTGGGTAACCCGCCTTCCTGAAATCCGAAGAACCCTCTTGTCGAGCCATACGACTCGCGACGGTTCCACTGATAGAACGGCTGCTTGCTGGGCTCCTTGTGAAGCCAGCGGAAAATCTTGAGATGCTCCGCGGTCGCCAAGACGCTCGTCATGGTATTGTCGAGGTTCTCAAGACGCAACGCAGTGGTCTCGCCCGGATTGTTGTTGCCAGCGGTAACCGCGCCGCCAGCGGTGATCTGGGAAGCAACGCCTGTGCTGAGCGCCTTGCGAATCTCGTCGACGATGTCGTCGCCTCCGAACTGCTGCCGACTCCAGTCGCGAACAATCATGTCAAACGACTTGTTAAGCGGCTCCGGCTTTTTGTACCCCGAAGGGAACTCTGTCAAAAGTGCCATTTTCGATCCTCCTTCTTTCTTTCTTAGACTTCTTGTGTCTTCGCGATGATGCGATCACGCAGCTTCGGAGGAAGCTGCTGGAACACTCCAATAGGGCCCGTTGTCGGACTATCGGTTTCAGTCAACCAACGAAGCGCTTCCTTGGGGGAATATTCCCCGTCCAGTACCGACTGCTGGATAACCGTTCCAACCAGGGACTTTGTCAAGCGCCCTTCGATCTGGGAACCGGACACCATCGCGTATCCCGAATCATCAAGAACGGTCGCGTTCGAGCGACGGAGCTGGGCTCCTTCGGACATGACCTTTCCATTCATGAGCACTCCGGGATTCGGGCGAGAAGCAGGTTCCTGACGGAGCGACTTCTGCATCGGGGCGTTGTTCTGCGCCAGTGCTGTCGCGGACTTGGCAATCCGCTCAAGGCCAAGAGCCATGGCAGCCTGACTCTTCACGACTGTGCTGACCGCATTGGCCAGCATGGCGGTGCTCTCGTACTGCTCCTGACGAACCGACTCGACCTGTGTCGAGATGTCCGCGAGGAATCGTCCGAAAACATTCACCATCTGTGCAAGTTCCTTGCTGGCTTCCACAACCTCTGCGACCTGTGCCCCATCAGGGCCAGAAACCAGAGCCTTGTGAATATCGCCGAGCCTGGCCTTGCGGCTCCGCTGGAAACTCTGTGCCATAGGCGCACCTCCTCCTGCCATTGGTCCTGCTCCCGGAGGCATGCCCGGAGGGCCAGCCGGAGCCGGGGGTGGGGCCGGTGGCATTACTGGCTTGCGCGGCCGCATGCCCGGTCCCTTGTCGTACTTGTTGTCTCGGGAAAGCAATTCTTCCAAGGCCTGCTGGCGAGAGGCATCCCCACCACCTTCTTGCTCTTCGTCCTCTTCCTCTTCCTCTTCCTCGTCGTCGTCCGAAGGTCCGATCTTATTGCCATCCTTGTCGTACTCGCCATTCGGATCGGGATTTCCCTCTTCGTCATAACGCTCTTCGTTATCCGAATCATCATAGTCCCCGTCGTCTTCGCCTTCTTCGTCGTCGTCAGCGTCGGGATCGTACTCCTCATCGTCATCTTCGCCGCCACCGGCGCTCATGCCCGGACCCATGCCTCGGGGACCCTTGTAGGTCATGCCCTCGCTGTCATCAGCGTCGTTGTCGTTGTCGTTACCCCAGCCTTTCTCCTCGTCTTCGTCCCAGGCCTTCTCCTCGTCTTCGTACATCCCGTCGGCAGCCTTGCCGAGACGCATGCTCCCGGCAGCGGTGGGAAGCGCTGTCGAGGACTCCGACTTGGTCTTCACCTTCTTCTTGGGCACACTTTGGGTATTGGTGTAGACGCCAGCGAACTTCGGCAAGCGGTAGTTCCCATCAGCTTTCCCCGCTCCCGGAATTCCGGGTGGATCGCCAAATGGGTTCTTGACTTCCTTGGCATTTGTCACGCCATCGCCGACACGGCTCTTGGCAAGGTCAATCAACCCGCCAACAGCACGGTCGAGGACTTGCAGTGCATCAGGGATGTTGTGCCGATTAAGCTCCTTGTCGAGCTGTCTTCTGGCTAACTGCATTTCACTAACCATTATTTCCTCCTTAAAGATTCTGATTTGATTTTAACATACGTATATGCGACAAGAGTGATTTTGCCGCTTCTGCAGGTTGCATGCCTCCACAGTACACCAGATGATCCAGTGCACCCTGATAGCCTTTCTTGAATGTGTCTCCAGACTTGCATCTGTTTCCGTGAGCACAATCCCCATAGAGAACGTCCGCAAAAGACTTCCGATGCTTGCTCCCCTTGCGGCTCAGAAATTCGCGCCGAAGAGGAGACATCTCCGCAAGTGTCGCATGGGAAGAAACTTCCGCGGAAACATTCTTGGCAAGCAGAAGGGATTTCGAGAGTTGCGAAAAACTCTTGAAGATGAAATGCGGGACATTATCATCAAGCGTGTCAATCAGCACATTCTCCTCGACCTTGAAACCTTGGCTTTTCGCCAGGACACAACGGGCAACTGCCTGGGCATTCACCGGCTCATGCGTGGCGGCCATGTGCCTGACCATGGTCTCCATCAGGATATTGTTGTGGCGTACCCGGACACCGCCTTCCACGGAGAACCCAAGATACCTGTCCTGGCCAACCCCGGCTGAATCCTCCAGAGCCTTGCTCAATGTCCACACCGCTTCAGCTCGTGGCATGCTCTCGAAGAGCAACGCCCGGAAGAACGTGCACGGCAACCCATTCGGGGTCGATGGGCCGCCAGCCAGCTTGATGACCTCCAAGGGCTTTCCGATCTGGTCTTCCGGTGCATGCGAATGATTCCAATTCAAAAACCCCTTTTCAAGCAAGTAGGAACAATCCATCTTGTCCTGAACCACGATCTCTCCCTGCTGGTCCTTGTCCTCAGTGGAAGCGATGCCTTCAATGATGCGACCCTTCTTGACCTCGCCCATTGATGTGGTGTAGTTCCCAACAAAGGACTTGATGTACGTAAGCGGAACCTCGAAGGTTGCGCTTACGCCATCCATTTCTGCAAGGCTTTTTCTATGTTGTCTTATGGTATCTGCTTGATTCATGTGTCAATTCTATCCCAAAATTAATAGGGGCCGTCATTACCCCAAAAATCCTTGCATCCGCAAGGCCAATCCGGGTAATGACGGCCCCTTCGCATGTCTGCGCTGGCCCTACTCTTTTGTCCTATATATAATACCTACTGGGCATTATTCATGGGGCTTGTCAATTTTCGCCTTCCGTGGAAGCCAATTTTGCATTGATCGCTTGGACTGCGCTCTTGGCTTCTTCCTTTGTCATGGCTTTGGCCTCTTCAAAGGTATAGGTGCTAAGGGAGACAAGCCGATGAGCTGCTTCATCGGACATCTGCCAACGCGGAGGAGGAAGGGCAGCCGCATCACGTGCTGCTGAAGTGTGGGCGCGATCCATCATGACATCCTCACGGATGTTCTCCTCAAGTCCGTCGCCACGCCCAATGGCATCCATCCACGCGCGTTTCTTTGCGCGACTCTCGGCAATGTGCATGTAAAACGCAGGATTACTGACGCCGTGGACAACATTCTGTCCGTTCTTGCGCGGATATGCTGCGCCAAGCCCCGAGTACAGGCGCGGCTGATCGCCTTCACGCAGCGGCGGCATGGTGCACTCCGCGCGGACAATGCACAGGTACTCGTTTCCGGCAGTTGGTGCAACATCCACGGAGGTCGTAGTGGAGATCATCCCTGCATTGCGGACTTCTTGCAGGATCTGATCATAGGAAGGTCCGGAATCCCGTCCTCCCGATTGGGGTCTGTAGCCCTGCGACATGTTCCTCCTGATGCGACTATACCACACCGTCGCACGGCAGGCTAGCCCCAGTTCGTCACCGGCCACGGCAAGTGGATCTTGCGGAGCAGCACCCGCACTCCAAGGTCGCGGCCACGTTCCCATCGCGGAGCTGGCGGGGTCCATGAGACGAACTCGAACCTTGGCTCATACAGCACCGAGTACGTGGAATTGGCAGTCGGCCCCTTGTTGGGAAACCATTCGAGTCTTTTCTGGTCTTCCCCGGCCATCTCAAAATCCTCACCTTGTGTCCACGTTGTTTCCTTTCCATTGGTTGCGTGGACTTGCGAGACACGCATGATCTTCCCGACTGGCCGGTAGATCAGCACCTCCTTTTGGCCGCGGATAAGCAGTTCCCCAGGGTATGGAAATCCTCGCGGCCATGTGGGAATGACCTTGTCGTAATCCTTGAACCTTCGTGCAGCATTGGGCAATGGAGAGCAGGTCATGTCCTCGGGAAGCGCAATTCCGGTCTGCAGCCAAAGCCTTCCGGAACGGTCGGAATCCAGTCCATGCACAAGCGCGATGACCGTCACGGGGTCAACCCAGAATATTCCAAGTCCGTTGCATTTCTGGCACCCTAGGTCTGCCTCTTCCGGCCTTGCTGTTGGGGAGCAGGAACACAGGATGCCACGGTAATGGACAACCCGCTCCCCATGCCGGAGAATGAATCGAACATGCTGCTGGATATCGATAGGCATGACTATGCTCCAATCATTTGGATCAGGACGCCTCCGAGCTTGCTCTTCAATCGCGGGGCTTCTGCCTGTATCCATTGCTGATGAGCCTGGATCGTGTTGGCGTATGGGCCGCCGGGATTGAATGATCGGCTGCTGGAAATTCCGTCCCGGGATGTTGATTCCCCAGATAATCCCCCTTGATAGCCTCTTCCGGCCTCAGTGAGGATGGAGGTTGCGCCAATCCTTCCGATCAGTTCGCGCACAGGGGCGCGTCCATCATTGGTGAGGTCAGGCAATCCGAAGATGCCCGTGTACTGCCAGAACGAAGGAATATTATGACGCATGTAAAAGGGAGAGATCAGCGGATACGTGTAAACCTGCCACTGCGCAAAGCTCCCCAATGAAGGAACAAGGGAGACCAGTCCGCTCATCCGGTCAACCGTGGTGGCAAACCAGTCTTCCGTCACCTTCACGATCTTGTTGGTGGAATGGTATCCATAGATTTCATGCAGCTTGAGGCACCATTGCTGGGGAAGCCTGAATGTCGGCCACATCATGAGGTCAACCGGAGCGATGAAGTCTGCCGGTCTGCCGATCCGGTCCCAATGATCCGCCTGGTGCTGCAACTCCTGTGTCTGTCCGGGGTGACGGGGCAATGTCGTTATCAGGTTCGGCTCCATCGGAAATCCAAGCAATGATTCCGCAGAGCCAATGGCAAAGGCAATTCTTCGCTGGATCATCTCGTCAGTCATTGCCAGTTCGGACACGAGAAGGGATTCCGTCATGCTGACGCGCGGCAGAAAGGCAGGGTTGATATCAACAAGCATGTAGTTGATGTTGGTCTCGTCAAGAAGAAGGTACTGCTGCCTGGCCGGGGACGTGATCGATATGGGTGTCCCGCTGTCCCATTGCAGCGTCCACTGATGGGCGGTTGCTGGCGCAATCGGCGCAATGTATTTCAATGCAAACGTCTTCACTCCAGGGACTACGCCGTTGGACACCTCATCAATTGAGAACCCGGTGATGTTTCGTGGCTGGAACTTGACTCCAAGCACTTCCATTGCCTTGAGCGGAGCACCATAGCACCACTCCTCTCGCATCTCGCGTGTCGTGATGATCGCAATGGAAATCAGCGACGGACACTCCCAGTAGGATGATCCTGCGGCAACTCGCACCCGGTACTGTGCATGCAGGGATCGGCTGATGAAATCCTGATCAAGATCATCGGATCCGATGGTGAATTGACAAGTCACCGATTGCGTGGCCACATCCTGGCTTGTTGCCGTAATTGTCTTGGTCATGAGCGCAGAGTGTTCTTCCGGCCAGTTTTCCGTAAGCACCCTTCGTATGGAAAAGACAAAGGAATCTTCAAGCTCTATTGTTCCCAGTGCCGCGGTTGCAGTAACCGTGATGACCCGGGTCGAGAAATTGTATCTTGAATATTCTGTCTTGTCTGTTGCTACTAGCATTTGCAATACTGGCATGTCATTCCTCACTCAGTGCGCCATCAAGGTCGTATCTTGTTCCGCATACACATTCGGCAATGATTGATTTGCCGATCAGAAAGATTTTTGTTTTTCCTGTAATCATGACTGCGCGATGTGAGATTGAATTTACCTCAAGATTTGCATTGGACTTGATCATTCTTGCCCTGCAGGATGGGTTGGTGCACACGGCATTTCCCGAGTGGGAGATATGAGGAATACGCAGACTTTTCTTCAGTTTCTTAACCAAGGCTTCCTCGTGATCCGACAGATCCGGAAGAGAGCCAAGCTTCGTATTCTGCATCGTCGTCGGTTTCCTTTGCTATGGCTATTTCCGGCTTTTCCATGAATTCTTCTTCTTCTTCTTCTTCAATCACAAGGGAAAGTTTATTCTTTTCTATCAATTGTATCACTTTGCTTATGCAGCCATCCGGATCTGCAGATATGCGTTTTCCTTCAAAGTGCAAGACCGAATAGCCTTTTGATCGTAACCAGAGATCTTTCCTCCTGTCCTTCATGATGGTTTTCGGAATCGAATGCCAGTATTCACCATCAGCTTCGATGACAATCTTGTGATCGGGCAGGAGAAAATCGCAGGACCACGGGCCAATGTTCGCTTGCTCGATGAAGTCCAATCCTTTCCTAAGCAGCGCATATCGAAATTGGTTTTCGATATTGGTCGCCTTTTGCGCTGCTGGGCCAGACTTTTCCCTGCGGAGCGCAGTTGGGATGCCGTGACTTTTCTCGGCATTGGGGCCGCCATTTCCCGAAGATGATTTGCGCAAGCCAGTCGGCGTCAGGGCGGGGGCATTCCTCGCTCCGACTTTCCTGCTGGTGCGCATCAGAGCGCCCCACTCTTCGACCCCTTGGGGCCCCTTCCTGCCGTTCTTGGGCTGCGGGAGGAAACACCCCTCGGCGCCCAGTGATGTGTGGCACCCTTGTCACGTCGTTGTTGCCGGGAACCCGTGATGATCCCCTTGCTGACTTTTCCCTCATCATTGTCACGATTGTCACGATCATCATCGTCATCGTCATCCTTGGCCTTCTTCTTCTTGCCAGAGGGCTTTTCAGCAATCTTGTACATTCCATTTGGCAGCTTCTGAAGAATCACGAATCTTCCATGCAAGCTCGACTTCTTGTTGTTGATTGGCATCATGACAAAACTGTTCTCATTCGGGCCGTCCCAATCAGGAGACCCATCACTTGTCATGGGCATCGGCATCGGAGAGTTGAACGAAGAACCGACGATGTCGGCGATGTTCTCCATGATGCGCCCTATTCCGGCCGTATTCTGCACGGATTTCTGCAGGCTTCGCACCCGCTGCTCAATGGTCGTGTTCCTTGATGCAGTTTTTGGATACAGCACTGCCTGAAAGGATTTCCTGGAAGAACGACGGCCGCCGCTATGGGACGCCACAGCCCGGTCAACGCCCAGCTTCTCTGCCTTTTCCTTGACCTTCAACTTCGACATGTTGTGTTCTAGCGATGCCATTGCTTTCTCCTTGCACAATTATAATGAATTGTAGATTGACATGATGAGTCTTTTGGGATCATTTGACAGGGATGACTTTGAGAACTTCCTCGGCATTTTTCTTGATAATGAACTCTTCAGAATTCCCTTCGTTCGCAAAGCCTCAATCATTCTATTTACTTCTTCTTGGTAAGCAGCTCTTTCTTCTGGATCCGTCGCGGCGTCCACCGCAGCTTGATAAGTTCTCAATTGTGCGATAGACTCCCGCATGGCTGATCTGTCCGCTTCGGGAAGTAACGCCACTTGCGTCTCAAGTTGTTCCATGGATACAGGACTGGTCTCCAGTGTTGGGCGCAGACTTTCGGCGGTGTCAGGACGCCTAGCGCCGGTTCTGTTGAGGAGCGAGGCAATTTCCTCAGGTGACGTGGGTTGACGTGTTGCTGCTGTCGCAACTCCAACAGGTCTAAAACTCCTTGCTTTTTTGTCCGCATCCACACGTGCCCCCTCAAGGGCATTGATCCTCGCTATTTGTTCCATGCTTGCGCTTTTCCATTGATTAGGAAGATTCATGATTTCTGCGGAAATCTTTGTCATTTCGTCGTTTATGTTTTTCAAGTGTCTTTTTAATTGACTTTCATTCATGTCACTTATATCGACATCAACTACATCTTTAGTAGGTTCCAGATCGCCCAAAGTCGCACTTGCAACCTTTTCAGGAGTGAGTTCAGCAGGGCGTTCAACAGCGGTTTCAACAGCGGCAGGAGGAGGAGGAGTAGAACGCCTGTCGTTGATCGCCCTTATGGCAAACGTATGCGCCAAAGAAAGGGCATTTAGTCTCTTTCTCTCTTCCTGGGGTGCGAAATGCCATCTTCCACCAAATTGATTCCCCAGCCGTTTGGATTCTTCATCCATTTCTTTTTCTATGGCTTCCTTGTGTGCTTGCAACTGCTCTGGAGTCATGCCGCTTATATCGACGTTGACCAGATCTACAGGATCGTCAGTTTTGCCATCACCACCGGGTCCCATATTTTCCAAAGCCGTTCTTGCAACGTTTTCAACATCTGCAGGAGTGGTAGAGGTACCACCGCTAACCGGAGCAACGAATCGAACTTTTTTACCAGAGTCGTCTAGCGTGTAGGCACCCATCGTGTTTGCCCCAGACAGGGAGACACCAGTCAGGTCGGCGCCAGTCAGGTTAACATCCAGCAGGACGACATACTTCAGGTCGGCACCAGTCAGGTCGGCATCCGTGAAGTTGGCCCCGGTCAGGCTGGCCCCGGTCAGTTTGGCCCCGGCCAGTCTGGCCCCGGTCAGATCGGCCCCAGTCAGGTCGGCACGACGCAGGTCGGCATCGCGCAGGTGGGCACCGGGCAGTTTGGCACCGGGCAGGTCGGCATTGGTCAGATTGGCACTGGACAGGTTGGCACCTGTCAGATCGGCACCGGACAGTTTGGCATTGGGCAGTTTGGCATTGGTCAAGTTGGCACTGGACAGGTTGGCACCTGTCAAATCCTGTCCCGAGAAATCACGACCGTTAAGGTCTTGCCCGGAGAAGTTTTGGGGCTCGGATACACCACCAGCAGCATCAGCAGCAGCGGGTTTAACACCATCGGATTCACCAGCAGCGGCATCAGCAGCAGCGGGTTTAACACCATCGGATTCACCAGCAGCGGCACCATCAACAGCGGCACCATCAACAGGGCGTTCAGCAGGGAGTTCACCAGCAGGGCGTTCACCAGCAGGGAGTTCACCACCAGCAGGGGGTGCAACAGGGGGTGCACCACGACCAGCGAGCATACTGGCCAACCATGCTTCTGCCGCTGCCCTCATCTCAGGAGTTGCATTTACTGGCGGACCATCCCCAGCCATAAGTCTTGTTGCCTCTTCTGTCACCTCTTTAGCGGTCTTGGGCCTGAATTGTTCCTGCAATTTTTTTATGGCCTCGGATCTTTGTTCCTGAAGAGCTTCCAAATCTTTCTTCTTCTTCGCTTTTTCATTAGGATCCGCGCTCAATCCCATCGTTCTTAGTTCCTGCTTTAGAGCAATAATCAAGTCGTTTAAATTTTTTACTTCTGGATGGTTATTAGCGGAATCAAGAAATTCCACTGAGTCAACGCCAAATCTATCGCCATTGGTTCTGAGTGTAGACTCTAGATCAGGAGAGACTGTAACAGGAGCGTCAAGTTCAGCCTGCGCCTCTTCAGGGGCCCTCGGCTTGAATTGTTCCTTGAATCTTTGTATGGTTTCGGCTCTTCTTTGCTGAAGAACATTCAAAGTATCTCTCAGCTCTTGTACTGCTCCACGGTTCCCTCCTCCCGCTGCGCCTATCTGTTGTTTTCTCTCATCGATCAAATCGTCTATTCTTTGTATTTCTGGATGCCGATTAGCGGCATCCAGGAATTGTTTTGATTCGACGCCATGATTTTTGCTGTGTTCTCTGAGGTCAATCTCTGCGCTCATTCGTGCGTTTTGCTCTGCTTGAACAGCTGAATCAGTAGTAGTTGAGTCAATCGCATTTGGATTCGTGTCTCCAGTGCCGGTGGCCATCTGATTGATAATTTCCATGAGGGCGTTATACAACCCCGACGAGGGGTCGCCTTTTGCAATTTTAGTTAGCAATGCTATTTTTGTGTCTTGTGCTGCCTGAGCCTTAGGATCACGCGTTGTGGTCGGCTTCTTTCTCATGCCAGCAAGCAATGATTGCGCAATGGACGCTCCTAACTCAGGATTTTCGAGCATTTTTTGCCTGAGTTTTACCTGCTCATCTTTGGTTAATGTTCGCTGGTACCTAGGGTTGGCATCTTTTGGAGCTCCTGGATCGGGCACAGCATCTCCAGCCCTCATCCAGTTGCTGAGGATTCCGGCAAGTAACTGCGGCTCTTCCATAGATAGCTTTCTTACGTCTTCCCGACTCCGTGCTCTCTCGATCCTTTGTTGATCGGGTGTATTTTTATGCGCAGCGGCCTTCTCTTCTTCGATCAGATCTGCCACGGCTGCATTCAGTTCTTGCCTTGCGGCATCCTTTCTTGGTCCAGGGACGGCGTTATTCCATCTATCCCATTTGGCCCGAGTGCGAGGATGCTGCCTGAGCCGATCAATGAGTGCGGCCTTGTGCACGGGATCGCTACTATCCCAAAGATCCTGAGTGCTCATGCTGTTGTGTGGCGCTTCCCCGCCAATTCCCGTCACCTCAGCGCCGTAAGGATTCGTGGCACCGTCCCCAACTGTTTCCTTGGCAGTGCTCTGATCCGGTCCGAATCCCAGTTTTGGCCCTATGGTCTGCTTGACCCAATCCTTTGTGCGCTTGAGTCCCGAGCCAAGTCCGGCAAGTGTATCCTGTGCGACACTGGTGGCATCCTTTGCCGCATTATTGGCGAGGTGTCCCACATCATTGAGATCAACCGTTGTAAGGCCAGCAATGCCAGCCCGAGCCAAGTCATAGCCAAATTTCCCAAGCGCCACTGCGGGATGGAGAATTCCCGAATGAACACGCGTCAGCTTTCCTTCCCATGCATCGGTATCCCGATTGTAGGAGAGCAATCGATCTTTCTTGTTCGGATCAGGCGACCTGTTTGGCGCAATACTCGGCAGCGCCGTTGATCCGCTTTGCCAAAAGCTGTCACGCCTGTTCTGGAGTCCAGCTGTATCCACCAGCTTTTGGTTATCTGAGCCACGGCCGGTCAAATCCCGGACATCGCCGTCATCAGGTGAGGATTGTCTTCCGGAAGGCGGGAACGAATCAAGATAAGTCGGTTTCCGTGACGTATACTTATCACTTACGACAACATGTTCCACGGCCAAGGGTCGCGTCGCATCCTCGGCTTTTCGCAAAGCCTTGCGCATTCTGCCGATCAAGGACTTTTGCGTTTCGCCTACGGATTCAATCTCCCAGAATCCATTTTCCTTGAGAACGGGTGCCATTTTTTTGCTTACCCAATTCCCGTCCTCATCGACCAAGCCCAGTTCCGTCAGGTTATGAAAATTGTCAGTGTCGTAAGGCAAGTAATACTCGTCATTGTATTCTTGCAACGCATCCTTGTATTCCCGAGGAATAATTGGGCCACTGTTCGTGGACACGGACGAGGAGGCATTAGGGGCAACTGCCCTGCCTGTACCTTCCTGAGTGAGTGATGGACGCGTTTCAGGCATTCTCATGTATGTCTTGGTTCGCTGACTTTGTTCTTGGCGCTGAACACGCTTCCTGTTTCCTGCTTGCTTTTTTGCCGCGGAAAAGATCCTCTGTATGGCCATCCGGTAGTATTTCCCGAGTGTTCTCTTGTTCATTCCCTCCAAAGGATCCTCGTTCTGATTCACCTGTGAGCGGACATTGTTGTTGATAGCCTCCTTCGTGGCCTGCGCCCTGATGGAAGGGAGCGCCCTTGTTGTGAGTTCCCCGCGCAAAAGAGCACGTGACAATGCATGGGATTGCTTTCCCGGAGCAACATCGCTTTTTGTCTTGAGATATTGTCGCGCCTTCTTGATGAAACCACGGAATGGAGACAGGTCATCAATCCTGACGAAGTTGGGATCCTTTCGATGTTGCTGGTGTTCGTCAGTGCTTGTTTCTTCAATCGGGCCACCATCAGGAGTGGGATTCTCTTCAGTGGGAATTGATTGCTGCTCCCGGGGAGATTCATCATCCTCCGGTGACTGGTCATCTCTTGGATCATTGGAATAGATATCCCGCTCAGCATCTCCATAGATCCGCCGCCCTGCGCGTCTTCCGGGATCTTGGTTCAGAAGGCCTTCCCATTCATCATCGGAATAGCTGGGCATATCCAATTTCTGTCTTCTGGGACGCTCCCTGCGTATTTGCTTCATGTCGGGGGGCCTTGAATTCTCCTCATTCCGATCACCAAACAATCCCTGCACGATCTGGTCCGAAATTTCCTTGGGATAAAGGCGTGAATACATTTCGGAATAGTAATCACGAACCCCCATACCGGCATATTCTGCCTGGAAAGCCTTCGTGTCCGGATCCCATCCTCTAGCTCGATACTCGGGATGAATGAACCCGTCAATATCGCCGCCCGGATGCTCGCAATCATCGGATTCGGAGTCTTCGCTTGCCCGTGTGCCCTCCTGAACGCGATCTCTCTTGTACTTGTTTGCAACCTTCAGGACATCGCCCCTCTGGATGGCTTGGCGAACTTCATTTGCTGCCTCTTCGCCATGGTTGTTTGCAATCCCGGCAAGGTAACGATCCGTATGTTCCCCTTGATGCTCATTTACTGTTCCATCTGGCCGACGGTAGCGTTCATCACGAACTGGAAACGCGGAGTTGCCGTGCGCTTCGAGCGGAAGGCTTTTCCTTATTGCCTTGTCCATTCGGCGAAGCAGGATCATGAGGTCAGCCTGTCCGACGCGTTCGTTGGGGCCACTGTCAAGCGTCTGCCCTAGCGCCTGCTCAATCCCGGCTCTCGTTGCCTTCGGGCCAGCGAGAAGCTCGAAATCTGCCGAGGTGACCATCCTGCCAATTCTTTTTGATAACGCAGCGATCCGTCGCTTCTCCTGCTCCAGGGAAGCGCGGTCATTTTCCTCATCCCATTTTCCCGACCAGGAAGTCTCTTTTGTCAACTGAACCATCTTCTTCTCCGGACAATTTTCATAGTAGCAGATTGGTATTGAATTTATTCCCTTGTATCAAGGGCAATTCCCTTTGTGAAACAACGGAAAAATATTCATCGTCAATATCATGTCCAGATCGCTTCAAGACACACAATTGTACGTATTCATGAACAATGGCGTTATGGATGTCCGCGGCAGCGGCAAGCTCTATGGAAAACTGTAACATTTTTACCGCTCCAATTGCAGGTATGGGAATATTTTTCGGCATGTCTCGGAGGCCCATCTTGATCAATGCCGCAAGAACGTAAAGGTTCTCCGAATATCCCATTGATCGTTCGCTTTCGATGCGCTCTTCAGAAAACCCCGCATGCCACTCATCACAAGTCGACATGCTTCGTGAAATGATTTCAAACAGGCGAATGGATATCTTCGGATTGTTGCACATCTGATACGGGAATTCCTTTTGTTTTTCCGAAAGAAAGACGCACGTCTTGCACGTCTTCAGCTGGATGCAATACCACCAAACAACGGCATCGCCCGATGTCAGTTTAGGGAGATCAAGCCGCTCTATTCCCAACAGGATGGTGTAGGTGGATGAATCCTTGCTTCTGTTCATGATATTCACGGGAATCATTGATGAGTATTTCTCAATCAATGCGGACTTGTCATCATTGACATAGCGTTCCATCCTATCATTCATTGATGTCACCTAACCAAAGATCATTCGCTTCTTCTATTTTCAAATCTTCATAGGACAATTCAGGCAAGGCGATCTTGCGGAATTGACCAGTATGGGCGCGACCATAAAAATCCAGGGGAGAGCCTTTGAAGCTTGGCGACAGGTCTTTTGTCGCGACTTTCATCGGAACGGCCATTGCCGTGATGAGCGCAATCCTGTTTGTGTCGAAGCAGCAAAGTATCTTTTTCCCTGCATGAGAATCAAGGGAGGATGCATAGCCGAGGTCAAGCCCCACTTTTGCGTTATCAATCAAGTCATTTTCATCGCGGCTCAGGGAAAACACGGACGTTCCCAATTTCGCTTTCTTCCACTGCACGTATTGCTTGCTGAGGAGCTCAAGGGATTTCTTTGAGATGATATTGCCACAATGGTAATCGAAGACGACAAGAGCCACGTAATCATCGTTATAGAGCGGAACAGGAAGCGGCGATGCAGAGTTGACCGAAGCGTAAATGCTTCTTCCATCAATGGATGCGTATGGCATCATCCCCTCAAGGAATATGGTCTGCACCGTATCGATGCTTGCCCAGTGGAAGCACCGCGCTATCCTTCCCGTGTTTCCATCATAGGACATCCCAAAGGCTCTGGCAAATGACGCATCGGTATTCTTGTTCACATCCTTGATGATTGCCTCTGCCTTCAGGAGATATTCAGGCGAGAATGCGGTTCTGTTTATCGGTCGGGATGAAATTTCATAGTCGCTACCAATTCTTAGCGACCTGATGACTTTCTCCGAGTTGGTATCCTTGGGGGCAATATCAGACCAGAAAGTTCCCACATCCTGGAATGTCCTTGAGACTCTCTTTCTTTGAAGAGAGACCTTTGACAGCGTACTTGACGTGATATACTGGATCGCGCGATCCAGTATGTCGCCAGCATCGAGAAGCGGTTTCCCGGCATCCCTGCGAATGCTTGCCGCTGTCTGGTAATTGCCGAGGAAATCCGTGTCGCAACGATAGACATGATAAAGAATCTCTGCGTCGTCTATGGTCTCGGCAATTTTTGCGATATGAAGGGATGCCTCATCAATCGTTCCATATGCGCCCATGACTGCTTTTTCGAAGATGTCATGATGATAGATCCACTTCTCTATTGCCGCGATTTCCCGTTCCTTGAGATAGAACTGGGAAAGGATGGTTCTGGCAAGCGCCGCGGAATAGTGCGCATGCCCCTTTTCCACCGGGCCAACACCGCCTTCGCTCGGAAAGCTTCTCCCAACATCGTGGAGGAGCATTGCAAGTCTCAGCAGCCGTGCAACATTTTCATCATTCAGGCTTTCCGAAGGGCTGTAGTTGTCCTTCCCCCTTGGCGTGTCTACGGCAAGCGCCGATTCCATGAGATGATCCACTATGGAGCCTCCCTTGCGAGGTCCGCCTTGGTTAATGATTGCCAATGACGGGAAATGATAAGTAATCCATCTTCTGACTATCTCCTTCTGGCCGCTGATCATGGATGCATCAGGGGAAAAGGGCATCTCAATATCCTTCGCAACGGATGCTGGATCAACCTTATGCATCTCTGCAATTCTTGCATAGGAAGCGGAGGAGATCTGGCTTGACTTGTGCAGTCGCAACCCCTCATTTGTCATCCAGCAAATGAAGTCCGGGAAATACCCGCATACAATGTCTGCGAGAGAGGCATAGCGCGGATAATTTCCAGCCTTCATGTTGAAGGATGGCTGATAGACGCAAATTTCATGTCCATTGGGATTCACACATGTCATGTAGAAGGAGAACAGTGAATTGAACATCGTTTTTTCAATCGGGATCATGGACTCGGTCACGGATTGATGCGGGACATGGCGCACAAGATAGACAGCATAGGACAGTCCATTGCTCAGTGATGATGTCTTCAGCAACGTCTTTGGTGAAAGGCTTACAAAAGTATTCTCGTTTTTTTCCTTTACCTCCGGAATGTCATGTATTCCAAAATCATTCAATTGATGCGCGGAAAAATACTGCTGCATTGATTTCAGGAGACTTTGCAAGGAGGCAGGAGTAAAATAGGCATGCGCAGATTTCATGAATGAATCATTGAAATTTTCAATGAAATGCTCTCCGCAATACGAACCGAAATCATTCCAGGAAATAAAGCTGCTCAGATTATTCTGGTCAATGGTTCTCGTATTGAACATCTTCAATGCGTTCGTGATGTTTCCGCGCAGCTGCGACATGTCGGAAGTCTTGTACATGACGGTTGATGCGGAATTGATATGATAGGAGATGAAATCACGAGGCATGGATTCAAAAACGGAGAGTTCGGCGCCAACGGAAAATGAGGATCTTGATGCAGTCCGTTGTTCTGAGAGAGCGATGGGAACCGGGAGCACCTTGCATCCAAGATCATCGTAGGTTGGCGAGTTCCGGATTCCAACCGCATTTGCCAACGCCACCTGGCCAATAACGGTTGCGCGATCCGGATCGGGCATGGTGACGCGCATTTCGTCAATGAAATTGAAGGAATCAGAAAACAGGACGACAGCAGCGCCGGACCCGTTCGGCAAGATTCGCACATCGACATGATAATTGAATGCGTCATGCATGAATCTTGTCACGCTCGGTTGCACCACGATGTGATACGTTTCCTTTTGAAATTGTGTCCAGTCAACCCGCATGGGCGAATAACCATTGGTTTGGTCTTCGGAATCATTCGGCAGGCTCAAGTAGTTGTCCGGATATGCAGACTGCCCAGTACTGATTGAGGGAACCGAGCTTATTCTTCCGGACACCCGGAACGACAACCACGGGTTACCGTTTGGTGGGACTTCGCAACAATGAGGGGTGGACATTCCGGCGTGGGAAGCATAGCCATACGCGACTATTTCCGATGCGATGTACCTGCCAAGAAACTCCAGCAGGCGCCTTGACCGGCTTTCAGCATCATCGTTCGCGGTGTCGGCATACGTCAGATGCCCGATCTTTTTTCTCTTGCCCAAGAATATCTGCATGTTTTTCTCGGTATCAAACATCAATTGGCTGTCCATGGAAGTTTCAACCGCGGAAAACCATGGTATTCCCACTTTTGGGTGCGCAATTTCTATCGAGGCTTTCTTGATTCCATCCTTGCTCGTGCTTTGCGCCCATGAGGATGTCGACTTCATGTGTTCCTCAAGATAATCCTGCCATGCATAGGATAACGTGTTGCTTGTGTTTTTCTCGATATTTCCTGATCCGTCAATCGAGAACGATTGGCCGATGATGCCGCTTTCCACAGAAAGCCCATTGTTGCCAGTCTTGGACAGATGCATTTCTATGAGCAGGAATGGATGTATTGCCTTGCCTTCAGGCTTTGCCATAATATTCGTATATTCCACATAGGATTGTTTTCCGTAGACCCACGAATGCGACTGGCCGTAGGATCCTTGTCCGTGCGGATATATGGAATCCTCATGAATGGACAGCGAAGGATGACGATACGGGAAATCAAGCTTTTTGGACACGCGAAGGCTGTCCATTTCCCTCTTGATGCCCTTGTAGGTCGTGCGCATCAGCTTTGCCAAGGTCTTCATCTCTTCTGGGCCAAATGACCGGGCAAACACATCGATCATCATGCGCATGTCGTCCGCGCGAAGTATCTTCTTCCCGGCATAGCAGTATAGTTTGGAATAGGAAAGGATTTTTTTCCCGAGCAAATCAATCATCTGGAATGACTGCCTTGATTGGCTGAGAATCCCATGAAACTCGTTCATGAACGAGCGATCCATGGCGGCTATCTTGTCGCTTGTCGAGACGCAATCTGGCAATATCTCGTCAATCGGTATGCCCATGAACGCTGCAGTATTCTTGGACCAGAGATGATGATAGTCGCTTGCCGGTTGTTTTTTTGACGAATCACTCTCTTCATCATCAGGAAGATCACTTATTTCAATGATCGATTTTACTATCCTATTCATCGCTTTCCTCGGGATCCGTGTCGATCAGCGGTGGACAGCGAAAAATCATCTGTGACGCATGCACTGGCCAGCAACGCAACGCAGACATGTTTGGCAATATGTGATCAGGTGCGCCGTTTATCTCATTGTCATCCTTGTCATGAATGTGCCATGCAAGTCTGTGGTGTTCGTGCGCAAGATATTCGGCAACATCGTTAAGCAACGAAGCTGTTGGATCACGATGATTGCTTTCGCGCCTGGTAACCATGACCGGGTGTCCGTTTCCATCAATGATGACGAAATTCATGCCGTCTGCGTCCCTGCTTGTGTTGGCAAAGATGGATGTGCTTCCAAATGCCATGTCATGCTCATCTCCATGCCTGGAAGATCCCCTTTTTATATTCATGCTTGATCGCAATATTTTCTTGATCGCCTCAGTCAATCCGAGAAGATCATTGTGAGGAACGCTGCTGTCCCCAACGATGATCATCTGGTGATCATGATTTGATTCCAGTTCATGCATCTTGGCTTTTGTTATTTTCTTGACTTTGTGCTTTGTCTTCCTGATTTCATAATGAGGGTGAAGTGCGGTCATTGCTCCTCCCACATAAGACAGCTGCCCTCCGGGAAGGAACATCCAGTGACCATATCCTTTGCTGCCTAATTCCTTGTTGCTCATCTGTCATGCTCTGTATGTTATTTTATCATAAGAACGAAGGAGGAGACCTGTGCGTTTCTTTCGGACCTTGGGCAATCGCCGGGACTTTGCGAAATACGGCATTTTGTATATCGAAGAAAGTGATTTTGCAATATCTGGGAATTTTCCTCGGAGCAAGTTGAAGTCCTGAATGCGCTGATCAGTAGTGTTCTGACTTTGAATATCAGGGGATATTCTTCGTATCCATTCCTGAAAGGATGTTTTCTTGAGGGGAACCCACTCTTTCGCCTGTGTCCACTCGTATGAAGGAGCTGGACGAACGTTGCCGTTGGTTTCAACCTCTATTTGGCCGGAAATGCGTTCACTGTCGTTCACGAACATGAACTGGTCACGCCAGAAACGCAATGTGCCTATCGGATTTCCCTGGCTATTTTTCCATATGTTTTCCATGTCTTCAAGTTTCCTGCTCCGGTTTCCAAGCAGCAGGGCAAACGCTCTGGACGCCTCCGCATAGAATCTGTCAAACGCGCCAAACAGTGTCTCCTTGTCATTGTCGTCACATGGATGTGCTGCGGCGTTGAGCATTCCGGTCGCCCGGTGAATTTGTGATGTCAGCTTGTCAATTCTTTCGGAATCGGGATCGCTTTTCTTCTTTTCGGCAGTTAGGGCCTTTCGTAAGTCAGTCAATACGGTAATCAGATCGTTCACGGTGAAGTATCTTGAAATCCTGAATGCTTGTGCGAGAGGCGAATAGAGTACATCGCTCTCCAGGGATACAGACTGCAAATAATGAATCAACGGAGCGCCTTTTGAAAACAGGGTACCTCGCAACAGGACGTTGCCAATCGTATTTGCCGGGTCATGTTGCGTGAGGATCAGATTCAACTCATACGGATTCAACCGGAATGTTGTCCCACCCATCTTGTCCTTGAGTTCCTTCGCGACATCCTTGAGATGATCGTACTCCTTTGATTGCATGAGCTCAACCGGGACAGCTGATGATTGGTCTGCCAATGGAATTTTTTCCGGTTGCCTGCAAATGAGTTTTTGCGAGGCGCTCATGGAATCAATGACGGCATTCAGCGCTGATGCAGCATCAATGTATTTCTGACGATCTTCCAAGGCTCTCGTTATTGCTGGCTCTGAATGATCTCCATATGCAGCGATCATTTTCTGTTGCGCGGATTGTTCTTCGATTATGGCAAGATCCCGGATCATCCTCATGTATGATCGTCGGTTTTCCACTGTGTCCGCTTTTGCTGCAGATTGCCAACCCGCAATCGCCTCCAGATAGGTCTGGTAATTAACGAATTGCTGTGTGCTGCTTCCTGGAATGCGAAATGAATTCTTGGCGAGCATCCGGGCAAATTCATTGCTTTCGTCGCTGTTGTTGCCTCTTGGCAATTGAGAATGCTCCCTTATCAGTCTTTTTGCAGCCTCCACAAATTCCATTCCTTCACGCATTCTGGTTTCAATGTTTTCCGGTGAAACACTAAATGCTCCGGAACCGAAAAAAAGTTCAAATTGTGCAGCACCGTGGGGAACAATAAAAGGCTTTTGTTCCCCCTTGTCGTTCACATACGTGAATGTTGGGAATATGTCCGGATTCTCGACAGACCAGTTCGACAATTCAGACCGGAAACCAGTGATTACCATCTCGGGGGCCGAAGACTCCCTCCTTGCCTCGGCGGCTTGCTCGTATGCTTTCCTCGCCTCTTCGAATTCTTCCCTCTTTGCATCGGCGGCTTTTTTTTCTCCTTCTGAGGAAAGGCCGTCCATCACAAGCGTGGAAAGCTCGTCTTGCGCGGCGACAAGTCTTCGCGTCAATTCCGCTTGCAGGGAATTGACCCCGACCCCCATGTCTCCGGCACGTCCGCCAAATGTTACTGGTTTCGGAGCCTGATCTCCCAATTCTGCCTTGAGATCATCAACCTCCCTGATAAGTTCCTCCTTTCTGCTTCGCTGACCAACGGAGGCCGGTGCAGCGATTGTTCCCGCAGGCGTCTCTTCCACTTCGGGAGCAGGAGGAGCAATGGTTGACAAGCTGATGACTGTCGCTGGCCTCTTGATGCCCATGTTCCCCAATACGATATTGCGAAGATCAGACAGGCTTTCCATCCAGTTGGTGCGCTCGACAGGAGTGATGATACCGTTCCCGTCTTCTCCGACATAGCGGCCGATCAGGGATTCTTCAGGAGCGTATACCAGCACGGGGCTGTCAGGTTCCGCGGTCTGCCGCTTGCGTTTTTCGTCATGCACCCCATCAACATACAGTGTGGCCCATACGAGAGCGCGGACCTGGCGCTCTCGTATGGCATGATCTGCGGAAAGTGTACCATTTGCGGCATTCAGCGCCATGCTGGCAATCCGGTTGAATTTATCAACATTGTTTTGCTGGAGGGTCCTGAACCTGTCGTCGTCGCTTGCAAGGTTGATGCCCACGCCAGCCTTGCGCCCAGCCTTGATGTTTGCCGCGTGAGCCATGGCCAACGCTACGCTTGCCTTGTACTCCGCAGATTTTGTTTCATCGAAATGCAACACGTTTTCTCCGATATCCTCTCCTAATGGACATCCTATGTAGACATAATGGTCATCTCCTTCAGGGACGCTAACGCCTTTCTGGCCTTTGTCAAGAATTTCGCTCAAGGATCCTGCCTGGGTTTGCTTGTCAGTTCCTGCGGTAATGCCAAGGAAGATCTTGTTTATTTCCTCGTTCCTTGAGCAAACAATCACGTTTGCGAGGAGATTCATTCTTTCCGGAGGAGACAATTCATTCCTGCCTTGATCATAGAAATTTGCTCCTGGAATAGTTTTTGCTTGCCAAACTGATCCGGGAACAATGATTAGCTTTGTTTTTCCAGATGAGCTTGCCGATGATGGGGAAAAGATCTTTGCTATGGTTGATTCTGGTGAAATCTTGTCCTCGTGATTGAAGTCCACGTTCATTGAATTCATGACATCCATTGCTGAGGCAAGATATCCCATTTGCGAGATGATTTTTCTGCTATTGTCCGTTGATGTGATCGAGAGCGCGTTCCTGAGGTTTTTCACAAGCGGCTCAACTGCGGTTTTTCCGCTGCCTTGCTGGAATATTCGCATCTGAGAAGCATCGGATCCGGAGTCGATACTTCTCAGGAACACGAACATTTTCATGGTCTCCTGAATATGCTCATCAAGGTTTTTTCGTGCGAGCGCATCATCGTCGAAAGTTGTGGCGCCCGGAGGAAGGAAACGACGCAGGTAGTCTTGCATTGTCGTCGTCTTTCCCGCGCCCAACGGTGATGCACTTTTCCCATTGGCCCTTTCAACAACCAGCGAGGCAAGCAATTCCAAGCCTGTTGCAACCTTCAATCTTGATTTTCTCATTGCTTGCTGAAGATTCTCATCGATCACTGCGCGTGGAGCATCTTCAGAAAATGCCGTTCTTTTTCCAAGATAGAACAATGAATCTCGCAACCGGTCCCATTGCGCGGGTATTGACATGGGAGCGCCCACTCCGGCAACCAAGGCTAGGTTATCAACTGGTCGTCCGTAATCCAATTGATCCAGCGCCTTTCTTCCTCCGATGCGTCGACGGAGAAGATCCTCAACGATAGGCTCCAGTTGCTTGCGTGTCAAGGACTCTTTTGGGGAAAGTTGCAAATACTGCTGAAGGTCGACACATAATGCTGCATCCGAGTATCCGTCAAGGGTGATCTTCCCCTGCTCGGGAATTTTCAACAAGTCGGTGATTGCTGATGAAAGGTTCCCTCCGGCGACATACGCATATTCGGGATGAACGGCATCATTGGGAACTATTGGCGAATGGCCAGTTCCTGGGGACACATGTAACGGACTTCCGCCAAGCAGGGCAAGGATATTGATGTTGTAAGGCTCGTTCCCTCCAGTCTCTCGATCAATGGGGGCACCCCTGACCATCCGTGTTGCCGGACCAAATAGTGCAAGTGCAGTGGTTGTCGGTTTCTGGGGGTTCGCACTGACCTTGAATGTTCCATCAGCATTTTGAATGGCTGATCTTTCCGCAAGTGTTGCTTGAGATTGTCCGTACGCTGAACGAAGACTGTCCTGCGCGACACGTTTTGCCTCAAATTTTGTCGTCTCTCCACCAAGGACGGTCCACGAGGTAAATAATGGAGATAATTTGTCCCCTTTCCTCACATTGGGGGTGAATTGATACCGGGGATTGAATGTGCTTGCTCTCGTGTCTTCGCGTTGCCGTTGAGAAATCCTTGCTTCTGAAACGGGAGGCCAGCTTCGCCGTGCCCTGCATTGCCCGACATAGGCATTTATCTGCTCCTGGCTTATTATTCTGGGCCTCCCTCTGTCAACCGCATCTTTTGATAATTGATCTCCATTGCTCACTCTTTTCAAGTCTACTGAATCCGGATCAAACGCATGCACGGATGGTGTGGCCGATGTTTGCCTTTGCAGACTCGTTAACGCATCCGATTGCGGCGCAATTTGCAATGGAATGCCGACACCTCTTCCCGGAATGTTGTTGGCAACATCCCGGGTTCTCGTGATTGCCCTCACTTCCTGGTGAATTGATCCAGCATGATATCTGGCCAGCAAATCCTTTGCCAAATCTCCGGAAAGCATGCGAATGATCCGCCGGTAGTTGCCATATCCATCCAGCCACCTTCCGGATTTTGTTCCCCGGGTATGGGCGCTCTCGTCCGATGGTTGCGCAAGCGTGGTTACAAGTGGAGAATCAGGAATGTGGTATACCATGCTTTGCACTGGTATGGGATCATCTTGTCCATCCCTGTGATAAAGCATCACATGAATGGTTGAATCGATAACGTTTGTTTTCTTCTTGCTGGGAGCCATGGAAATACTTATTGATGCATATATGTGCGGGATTGCTTCGCTTGAGACGACTGCGGTTTCGGCATACTGATGATTCGATGGCGCGACCTCTTCCGCATAAGGAATGGATCGATGTGCGCCATGTCCCATGGCTTGCAATCCGCGCTGACCATCCTCGCTTTTTGCCAATGCTACCGTCCGAGATGGCACTTCATTGATAATTTTCTGCTTTTCTTCCTCAAGGCTTCTGACCTTCTCCAGTTTTTCGGCGTCGTCAAGAAGCGGATTAAGCCTTGTCTCAAGTATCTGCGTGTCGATATCGCTAATTCTATGCGATTTAACATCCTCTTGCGACGCTGTTGCGCTACCAAGCCCCAAGAGTGCGCCCAAGCCTGCTGCCAACTGGGATCTTGTGAGATTTGAATATCCGGAACGTGTTCTGGCGTTAATCACTTCCTGCAATGCCCTTGACGCAGCAGTATTGCTTGCTGCAAATGAGTCTGCATTCCTTGTTGATTGATATCCAAGAGCGGCATAACTGTCCGGATCAGAAACATGATGATAATTATTCCATTCCCCATTGAGGCGACCCTTGTAAATGAGTCCTTCCGTCAACTTCTGGTCTGCAGGGAAGAACCCGAGGAGCTCACTGTCTGCACGTTTCTGGTCGTCCGCAGAACCTTCCGACAGATGCGATTGGCCTCCGCCAAGAACGATGATCGGTTTTTGTGCGCCAATCGTCCTTGAATCCCTATACAATCCTTGAGCGTACCGGGAAGAATGATGCAGGCCCAAGACAAGCGATGCGGTTCTAAGTTTTTCTGCAAACGCACGTGCTTCCGAGCTGGCAACATTTGCTCCAGCATGATGATAATCATGTATTGCGGAACCTTCCTTGACAACAGGGGAAAAGGGCGTTGACAATGTTATGGTTCCTTTTTCGGCCGGATTTATTTTCTGAAGGGCCAACCCGCCTTTGCCATCCGGCGTCCAGATCAGCATGCGTTTTTGCATTCGTATGCCTTTCATGATTGCGTCTAATGTGCCAGCACTTTTCCCATCCCAGATTGCAACCAATACATCACAATCTGCAACGATCTTGGTGTTTCTCCTGTGTCCTGCAGTGCGATCTTTCCTGTGAAAATTATCCTCCTTTGTCGAGAGTTCTTCATAGGGAATTGCTGTGACATTCGTAAAATTATGATCGCGAAAATATGCAGCAGCAACGGAATCGACTCCAGCAGCTCCGCCATGAACGATGGAATGAGCCGTGTACAATGCATCACTGGCTTGTCCCGGATTCGCTATGTCAATGCCATGTGCCATTTCCCACGCAGAGCGCTTCTTTGCGGGATCTGCCCCGGCCTGCGGTGAAATGGTCTTCGGGCCGGGGCGAGCGATCTTGATGGACCGCTCAAGGGCATGCCTGACCATGTCTTCGGTAAGCAAGCCATCGAGATCCCGTGAGCCGGTGATTCCTATGCGCAACTCCTTGGTCTTCAATGGCTCCACGGCTCTTTGCACGGTTGGAGCAAGGGTGATGTCCCTGTCTGAAAGCCCCATGAGGCCAAGCGCCTCATGCCACGCCATCGTTTCGTCTCGTTTTCTTCCGCCATCCAGCATTCTTTGGCAGGAATCATCAGAAAGAGTCTTGGGAAGGCGGCTCGAAGGATAGGCACTAATGAAAGAACGGATATGCATCAGGAGTTTTCCAAGCATGTTGTTCCCAATGCCAGTCTTGATCAATGATGTTTTTGATAAAGACATGAAATTTGGAACTCCCCAGAAATCTTCCCCATCGCTTCCGTGCACAATATCTGCGGTTCCAGTATGCATCAATATGGTCCTGTAGGTTTCCGAGTTGAATTTTTGCCTCAGGATTTCATACATTTCCTTGATTGCTTGCTCGGGACGAATGGCGGAAAGCTTGTTTTCTCGCTCTGCCTTTCGTATCTTGGCTAATTTCTGCCTGTAGTGCCTGTCATCATTGGATAGTCCGGCAAGCGCCTCCCTGTCAGCCCTTGTTGAAAACCTCGTCGCCGCAAACGCCAGCTCCGGCGTCTCAAAAGCCAATCTATACGGATCCGATGACGTGTTGTCTGCGCGAAATGTCAGTTCTATGAGGCTTGTTCCAGAAAGCCTGTCGTTGTTTTTGAGAGGAGCCCAGTCATCGAGTGAATTCAATTTCTTCAGCACAGGGCCTTCTTCTGTGATTTCGTATTCATCCGGCATCCTTGTTCTCGAATAGATGGCTTGACTGGGAACAACGACTGTGTGAACTCCCATTTCCTTTGCAAGAAGCAGATTTCGCAAGCTTGCATCGTCGGTATCTGGAGAATCAATCAATACCGAAACAGGGCTTCCGTCAGGATTCCTTTGCGCTTTGATTCCTGATAGCCAATGACGCGTAGTGGCAATCATCCTTGCATTCTTCGCCACCAAGACATTTGACAATGTGCCGAGAAATTCCTCGTCGGTCATGCCTTGCGGCCTGCTCATTTGCGCCACATTCAGAATGTCTTCCACGGCGGATTGCGCTTTGCTCACAGGAGGTATGTCTATTGGCGCTTTGCTGATGTATTTTTCAAGCTGCTTTTTTGGATCATCGGTATCAAGGAAAAAGACATTCCTGATCGAAGATGACGTAAGCTGCACATTTCCGCTCATTCTTCCTTCCGCCATGGCTGCTTCATGGTTGACAATTGTGTCAGGACGCAAGACGAACACTGCCCTCTTTTGCCTTGCGGCCTGTTGCGCAACATAGATCGGGATGGAATCCTCAACTTTGGCGTTCAATACCTTCGACACGCTCGATCCGTCAATCATCGCGGCGAGATACTCAGGACTTATTCCTTTCCGTTGTCCTTCTGTCTGAACCCAATTGCGAGTGCCAGTCGCCGAAATGACAATCGTCGCAGAAGACAGTTCCGCGAGCAAGCGCTGATGTTCGCGAACAGAATCCCTGCCTGCCCCATTTTTTGGTCTCTGCATTCCCATTCCAGGCAAGCATTCCGTCATGACAACGGCGTTTTTGTCCAATGCATCATTTAGCCTGCTCTTTGCATCCTTGAATCTTGGGCCAAATGAGCCCAATTCGGCAGAAGTGTTGAATCCAAAGGGAGCGACGATAATTGTTGGCATTTGCCATCGCAACGCAGTTTGAAGAATGGCATCGTTTGTGCCTCCAGTCAATGAAGTAACAATAGTCCACGACTTGTCTTTGAACGCCGAAGAAAGGCGCGTGACAACTTCGCATGCTTTTTGAGAAACGGCATTTCCGTGCTCTACATCCTCGCCGTGTGTCTTTCCTTCTCCAACGCCAATGCATGTTACAACCCTCTCGGAATTATCGCGCACTTGTTGGAATGCGCGTGGATTTCCTTTCACAAACAACACGGAGGGCGTGTAGGGAGTAGGATCGTCATCACCGGATTGTCTTCGTCCGGGGCTCTTGAGCAGGTATGGCGGGTAAGCGGAATCAGCCGGTGTGATCATTGCTATGGCGTTGGATTGGCAATATCTCTCTAGCAGTTTTGAAAATTTCTTTGTCCAATCAGAACTATACATGTCAGAAAGGTCAAGTTGTTGGTTTTGGTCAACTTTGTTCAGTTCCCTGATTATGTTGTCAATCTCTCCGAAATTTTCAGAAGTCTGCAATTTTTGCATCCACGTAGTGACATGCATGTCAATGTGCTGTTTTCTGGTAAGAAGCGGCGCTTCGCTATCCATGCCATCGATTGATCCGAGTGAGTCGCTGACAGTCCTTATTGCATTTTGCACATCCCCCAATGAACTAATTGCTCCGTACTGAGCTCCTGCGGAAGCAGCAATGGGATCGCTAATCAAATGCACAATGCTGGGAGATTCCACCAATTCGCTGAATCCATACGTATAGATCACAGGGAATTCCTTGGATTTTCCATGATTCCCCCTGAGCGTTGCCGGATATGCATGACTTGATCTTCCTATTGGAATGATTCCCTTTTTCTTTGATTCACTCATGATTTCCCGCACTGACGATTCGGTTACTGGAACAAGGCTCGCTGGCCCCATTGCTGATTGCTCAAGCTCCTGTTGTGATTTTCTCTGATCTATTTCTTTTTGCACATCTGCGGCAACGGAATCGATGGCTGCCAGTGAAGTTGCCTGTGAATCTCTTGGTATTGCCGGAGACAAGTCAAGAATGAAATCGGATGGATTGCGTGACCTCAGCAAAGAGTCCTTGACGATACCCGCAAGAATTCCCACGGGAATTGGCTGATGGGTTGACAAATCATTCACAGGCGAGTAGTCGCGCATGATTCGGGATTTTGCCTGGACATAATCGGCTAACATATCTGGAGCAACTGCTCCCAGGTCGTTGTTGTTGGCATCCCTCTGCCGACGTGTGAATCTAATCGATTTTCTGCTTGGATCCTTCTCGGAATCTTCCTGGATTATTTGCAGTTCATTCAAATCGTCCTGCAATTTCTGGTCGCCAGGGTTTTGAAGCAATTGCCTCTCTATCTCTTTGATTAATTCTTCGTTTCCAGCAGAAAGGAAAGCCGCGGTGTGTTCTGCCAAGACAGCATTTTGTGACCAAAAGGACACAGTTTCAGATGCTTTGATTTTCTTGTCTGCAGCTCCCGCTTCAATTGCTCTTCTTCCCAGCTGGCCTTCTATCCAGCCTGCAATGCGATTTACTTCCTCATCAAATGCTGATTTGGTTCTTCCCTCAACAGGTTTCAATGATTGTCCGTCTATTTTTTTCAATCCCGATTGAAAAATGGAATGGAAAAATGAAAGCTGAAACGGATGATTGATCAATTTTTCCGGGTCATTGGCCGAAAGAAACGCGGACCAAAGAGGATTGGTTGCCAGCAGCATCTCAGGAGTTGCCTTCGCCTTCAATGCGGGATCAAATGTTTTCCTGTCAACGACAACAGGCTTGTTTCCAAGGGCTGCCTCCAGCTTTCTGATCAATTCTCCATCAGCAGGATTCTGGAGAAATTGCTGCATGTACGCGGCAACGGGGACTTGTTGCGTTTTTCTCGTCGTGAGTTTCCCCAAGGACTCTTGCGGATATCTTGAAAATAGCCAATCTCCAAGCAAAGCCTTGTGATCATCATTTCCCCAGTCAAAATCACCTGAATCAATCACCGGGTTTTTGCCAATGCACATGTCAAGCGCGGCTCGCCTTTTGGCGTCAAGCGATTTGTAATATTCCGCGCGTTGGCTTTTCTTGTACAACCCAGCCGCATGCTGCCAGTCATCCCTCAATTTCTCAGGGGCATCATCTGGCAATCGCTTTGGCAACAACCCTGTCGGAGCTCTTGGTTCATCCAAGCCAAGATTGGAATAATCCCCCTTGAATGTCTCACGTGACTTTCCTGACTTGAGGTGCCTCTCTAATTGATCCTGAATCCCTTTCTGCACTGTCCGTATTGCCTGCATAGCATAGGATTCGATATTGATCGATTTCGCCTCATTTCCTACAGAGAGAGCCACGTGGATCTTACCCTCCGAGTTTAGGCGACGCGAGGGGAGCACCGGCACCCTGATGCGTGGATCGCCATCGAACTCCTTGGCAAGAGCATTGCGTACGTAATTGGAGAGGTAGTCACCCCGCAGGCCATTTTCAATGGCAACTTTTGCTCTTTCATTTGCAAACTTCATAATGTCGGCGTTTGCCATGTACCTGATAGGACTAAAGTGCCATTCCTTTGTCTTCCTGTCAGCCATTGAGAAACCGATTCCAACAAGCTCTGAAAGACCAGTTGCTGTGTGTAGATAAAGATTATAATTCTCTGTGGCAAGCACTTCTTTTCTGACATCGTCTGCATACTGATCACTTGACAAAAGATCATGAACGAGGCGGAAAATTCTTTCCCTCGCTGCAGCCAGATCTTGTTCTGATGGCTTCTCAATAGGCATTCTTGCGTTGTCATCGCGGTTGAGAGTGACATATTCCTTTGGGGCAAGATTCATCGCCAAGACTCGCAACACTGTTACGAAGTCGCCTTTCTCTGCCGCTTCCGATAAAACAATTGCGGGGTCTTTTCCCGGTAGCTTGAATTGCTTGCCACTTCTTCCAATTTTTTCCATCCATGCTATGCAATCGGAGATAAAGGAATTTCCCTTTTTTCGCATGGCTTTAAGAGTCTTTTCTTCGTCCTTGGTCATGACGAATTCTTTTTTCCCAAATTCAGAGATGGAATCTTTTGCTTCCTGTATCGCTTCTTTATTGCCAGACAAGAGAGCTGCCTGCGAGATTCTCAGCCTGTTCTCATATTCATCTGAGAACCTTGTGCGGAACTCCTCATTGAAACCCAGTGAATCCTGCGGTATCGCGGCTTTCAGCGTATCATTCAAGAACCCTGACAACACCGATGAGGAATTGTTGAGGCCGATTTGAGGAAACGCCGTATCAAACCCTGCCCTGTCAATCAGATGCTCATCTCTCAGGCGCTGATTCAATGCGGATTCGAGAGAATCGGTCAGGGTTTTTGCAATTGCCGCGCCAGCCTCTTTTTGAAAGTCGGAAGAGCCTTGCTGTGTGCGAAGAACGTCAATTATTCCCGCGGTTGCCACTGCTGGAATGGCCATGGCAATGCTTTCGAGATTGTCTGCCTTTGAAGAGGAAGAAGCCATTTGCATCAGCGTGGCTGAAACATTAGGCAATCGTGCCGTTCCGCTTCTTGCACTGTCTTCCACAAGCGGATGCAAGCTTAATTTTGATCTTCTGAACGCTTCAATTCTTCGACTATTTTTCTGGGCAATAAATGCCTTGTAAACACGAATATTCAAATTGAACAATTCTACGGAGTCTTTGCTTTGCCGGTACCGCTTGTTCACCGCCTGGAAATACGCAGCAAGTGACGGAAATTCACTGCGTTTTTTCAATCCCGGAATATTCACATCTTCAAAAGTGTCATTCATCTCGCTTGAGGAAACAGCAGATTGCGACTTAAGCAGATCGCGCTCCACTGCATCCGCGGCAGATTGGATTTTGTCCGCCGACAGCGATGCGGCTTCTGCTTGCCAATCAGTCTCGATGACCGGGGCCGTCGGCGTGTAACTGCCTGCCAATTCTGGAATAATTGCATCTAAATGATCATCATCCATTGTTGAAGGAACTTTGTTTTCAATTTCCCTAAGGTTTGCTTGATGGGCGACTTCGCCTGCTTGTGTGGCAATTCGCCTGGCAACTGCGACCTCGTCATCTGGCCCCCTCCTGTCTTCGGAGCCCAGAGCGGCATCTGCATGTGCCTCTCCACTGAGTCCTGATTCACGAGTTATTCCAACAAGGCCTTCTCTTGCCTGGACTATGGGAGGCCGACCCGCGATTGCTTCTTTTCCGGCAATATGTTCTTCCCACCTTGCCTTGGCGATTTCTGTGACCCGGTTTACATATGCACTGAGAATTGATTCTGACTTTGCGCTTCTCTTGTTGTCACGAGAGTCAAGAAATTGCCAAAGCGTTGAAAAGTCCTGATTGATATCTGCTGGGAAAAGGACTCCAGAAGCTGTATCCACGCTAGCCTCTTCCCCGGCAGGAGTGCCTCCTATCGCTCCCGGAATAATGGGTTCCCGGATGACGACCTTCCTTTTTCCCTTGTCTTCAAACGAAAAAACCCTGTACACAGTCCTGTCGTGCGTTGCATAAGATACTGATTCTTGTGAATCATTGCTCGTGTCAATGATTCCATTGCGCATGGCATTGATTTTCCCTACGAAGCCCAGGTTTCCTTTCTCCTCGTGATATCTTGCGTATGCCAATTCTGCGGCTTCACGTTCAGGACGAAGCAGCGAAGCCTCCGCCTGCTGTTGTTTCTTCAGGTATGACCCTGAACTGTCGCGTGTAGGCACTATATCCAAAAGGACTTTTTGCGCATCAGCGCCCTTTCCGGGCACAAATTCGAAATCAAAATCCGCATCCAGCGGTGTGTTCCATGATGTGGCTTCTCTATCCAGAAGCCTCTGGTATCGGACCTTGTCGATGGTCTTGATGCCAAACTCATCCCTGCCGTTAAATCCGATTCCTGATTCTGAATCATCAGTCGCGTTGCGACTTCTTCGACGCATCTGCTGCGCTGCATGATCTTGTCTTTGCAGGTGCTGTCCAATTGCGACATCTGCCGCTGTCCCTATGGTGGGAGCAGCCCTTTGTATGCTTGCATTTTGCAAGTGACTCGCGGCTACATCTGCCACGCCGTGCGGATCAGCTACTGAAACTGCTGGACTGTTCGCTCCAAGAGTGACGGTGAAAGGTCCGGTTCCCGAAGGCCGAACAAGTATTGGCTGTCCATTGACATCGTACTTGAACCCTCCGGGAACTGCAACATTCGCTTCAGAGAGCGGTCGCTCCTGAGCGCCGCCGCCGTCTGCAATGGCTCTTTGAATAGCTCGACCAATCGGCGACTTGCGAACGAGAGCATCGGTTTCAGCGCTGCCGCCGATTTGCTCACTCCCGATGGGGCCCTTCGGTTGCATGGGTGTGACATGTGGCACGAATGCCACTCCACTTGACGCCAGCGGAGGGGCATCAGTTTGCGGCTCAGCACTGCTGTCAACTGGCCTGTCGACAAGTACGCCAATGCTTCTTTCTGCTGTATCATTGGTTTTGCTCAAGGCATGGATATCAGATGCAAGATACGAAGTGCCACTTTCTGTTGCCACTGGTTCGTTGTCACTCATTCAGATATCCTTGGGCTTGATTAACCAAACAGTTTCTTTTCTGCGGCAAGCTTTTGCTCGGCCCTCTTGATGTCCTTGTCGGAAAACGTCTTTTTCCTTCGCATCCAGGTAAGCATTTTTTCCGCTTCCTCGGCATCGATATTCCTGACATTGGCAAATCGACCTCTATGCAATTCCTGAAGTGCTTGTCGGCGATGACGGCCCCTGAGTTTCTCGATGGGAACCCATGTTTGCGATGAGTCGCCTTCGTCGTCGTCTTCTTCATAATCATAGTAAAACTGGTCGTTTTTCTTTGTGATTGCCATTCTGTTCTCCTTTGCTCTAGTATATCATGATGGTCTGAGAGGACGCACCGTTCGCTATCTAGACAAGGATCTTGCCGCGGAAAGGAACTCTTGGTATTGGCTGCTCACGAAAGAACGATTTTTTCAGTTGATTCGCCTTGAAAAACGAGGAAACGTTGGGAAATCTCAAGCTTCTCTCCAAGGAGTCGAAGGCTGAAACATCAAAATCTGGTTCATTGTCCAAATCAATGTCCGAATCAGCATCTGGATCATGCCTAACGCGCGAGGGAGGAGTAGCAGCAGCGGGGGCTTGTTCGCTTTCGGGATTGAATAGGTGGCCTCTCGCGCTGGCGATGGTGCCTTTTTCCGTAAATGTAGGCCTTCCCCAAGGAGTCACCCCAAGAGGGGCGTATGATGATCTGATGAGACTCCTTCCTTGCAAAAGGGCAAGGAGTGTCAGCAATTGAGCTGCATGTTCTTGCCGATCTATGCCACCTGACGATCCATATCCTGCATATGATAACTCTCGACTAGGCCCTGCAGAGGATGTTGCCCGGCTGCCTGTCGTATCACGAGTCACGGAGAGTGAGGATCCGTCAAATCCCCATATCTTGCTTGATGTCTTTGGGAACAAGGAAGCAAAAGGGGAAATTTCCTGCTCGCGCCCTGATCCTGATTTTGCGGCATAACTCACATAGGCAAGACTCTTCGCCCTGGTCAGCGCAACGTATCCCAGATTGGCTTCTTCGGCGCGAGGTATTGCCCCGCCTGTTTTGCTTTGTTCCAACGGCATGTTGCCGCTTGACCAGCTTGGCAAGAATACAACCGGAGCCTCCATTCCCTTTGCCTTATGAATGGTAATCACGCGCACTTGGTTGGCCTGTGTTGAATTGAAGGCCTCCGCCTCAGCTCGTGCCCTGTCGGCTTGTATTCTCAGGATTTTGGGAATGCTTGAAAGGGCTCGCATCTGCTGCGTTCCGTCTCCTCCCAGAATTCCCAATTCAACAAGGAATTCCCTGACTTCATTCAATTTGTATGCCTTGTTATTTTTTGATGATTTTGCAATTGCCATCAGCTTCTTTTGGAAAAATGTAGGTGATCCAAACATCGCCTCCAGATATCCTTCGGCAGTTGTTGTCTTTTTTCTCGCTGCTTGTTCTGCAATTGATTGAACACTTTGCAAAATGGATAGCTGTTTTTTTGTCAACCTGTCTCTCAAGTTTCCGGCCGCAACGCTAGTGCTTTTCATTAAAAAGCGGAAAAGCGAATCCTGTGATCTTGTCTCCAGATGGTCTGCATATGCCTCTATGAGATCCTTGTAAAATACTCCTTTTTTGATGCCTGCATTATTTTTTTGCAGGATCTGCGATATCGTTGACATGATGGACAATGCCTTGTTTGTCCATTTTTTGGGATAATCCACATCATGTTTTTGGTTGTAGTCATTTGCAAGGGCGAGGGCGTCTACAACCTCAAAGAGATGCTGTGATCCTGTTTCCCTTCTTGACCGAGCCAATCTTGCCACTTTTCTGCCAGTATCTCTTGAACCCAGATCAAAGACCGACCTGTCGTCTTCTTCTCGGTCAAGTCTTCTTACGTGTTGCCTTTGCACTTCAGCAGCATCAATGCCTTTTGCATTGAGCTGGGCAGTGATGCTCCTGGCTTCCCTATTTGTGCGGCAAATAATCATGATGTCTTTTTTATTGAACATCATTTCTCCCGTTGGTATGACTGCGTCTTCTTGTCTCGATTTTCCGATAAGTTGCAGTATTTGATTTGCAATGAAATTGATCTGGTCGTCCTGGGTATCGCATTTGATCAGATGGACCGGATCTCCCACTGGCGCATTTGGCCGAGGTTTCATCTTGGCCCTGCTTTCGGTGTTGTTTACCAATTGCAATCTGTTTGCAGTTTCAATGATATTCTGTGTTGAGCGGTAGTTTGTGCTGATGGTTTTCTTGACACCGCCATACTCTCTATCAAAATTGTTCAGGAAATCTGAAGAAGATCCGCGCCAAGAGAAAATAGCTTGATTGGCATCTCCCACAACGGTGACGTTTCCAGAACCGCCATTCTTTTTGTGGGCAAGAAGCTCCAGAAGCTTGCTCTGTACTCCATTTTGGTCCTGGAATTCGTCAACAAAGAATTGCCTGAATTTTCTTTGATAAATTGAAAGCAATTTTCTGTCATTACTCAGAACTGAATACGCAGCATTCAAGACATCGGTGTGATCCATCCAGTGTCTCTGCTGCATCAATTGCTGATGTTTTTTGTAAACCGCAAGAAGATCCAAATCTTCCTTGCTGATTGGCGGAATGCTGCTGTCGGACATTCGCGCAATTCTTCTCTGCTCAAAAGCCAACTCAAGTTGAGCAGGAGTATATCCAAAACTCTTTATCTTTTCGATTTGCTTGAAAATATTCTCCATGTTGTCAAGATTGCCTACATCAAAAGAATCCTTATGCTTGCCAAATTGTTCCGGATCATCTCTGCCGACACCCAACGGAACTCCTGCCTCCTGACAAGCTTGCTTGCGCAACTCCATGATTGCCAACCTTGTTGCTTCATCTGATTTCTCATCGCTATCCATGATTACCACAGACTTTGCGTTTGTAAATGCCGGACCTGACTGCTTGATGTATGCTGGCGCATCTCCCTGCGCGGGAACAAACTCCTCTTTCATGAAAAATCTCAAGGGAATCACTTCTGTATCAAAGACTTTTCCCAAGCTCAACAACCCCTCGGGAATTTGCCATTTTATTGGGGAAGTAAGCAGATTCATCATCATGCCGTGCCACGTATTCACCTGGCTTTTCGAGAACAGGTTGTCCTTGGTTGTGCCATCCTGAAAAACCTTATTTAATCTTTCAAGAAGATCATCTGCTGATTCACGAGTGAAGCTTGCGATAAAGAACTGTGATGGACTGGCAATATTAGCTGCAACAATGTTTGCAATTCTCTGCGTTATTGTTGTTGTTTTTCCTGTTCCGGCAGAAGCAATGATTGCCAAGGCTCCCGTATTTTTTGCATCTGCAATGGTTTTTTTCAATTTACTTATCTTCGCCCGTTCCTGTTCCTTTTCTTGTTCTGTTAGGCCTGTTTGCTGTTTTAGCTGCTGCTCCAATGTTCTCAATTCTGCTCCCCATGATGGGTTGACAGGCTGGATTCCATACGTTATGGACTCTTTCTGCTCGGCATCGGTGTTCGCATTAATTTTCAGTTTTGCAATGTTAATGTGTTTTTCTTCCGGAGCAACTGTTTTGCTCAATGACAGCACATAGTCTGAAACAGCCGTGCTCAATGCTGCGGCGTCATCTTTTATCCCCTTGCTTTCGTCGTTTGTATCATTGAGCAACTGTTCCCATCTCACATTTTTGTGCACAAGAGCAGTAGCTTGTTCGACAGGATCAAAACTCACAAAATGCGGGGGAGGCATCGCTCCATTCAGCCATCCGACAGGAGGCATGTTCACATACGTGTGCGTCTTTCCCGACTTGGATTCCGCAAACGATCCACTTGAAAACAAAAGTGTTGCAATGTATATCTGAAATAATTTTTTTGCAACTTTCAATTGGTCTTGCAATTCATCCTGATCTGAAATGTTTGCCAATATTTCATTGAAAATCCATCTTTTTTCCCTCGGCAACTCTTCTGACATTGGATCATCTGGGTTTTCTCTGAATCCTGAGTCACGTATCTTTTTTGCCTGATCAATCTTGGTTTTTGCCCAATCCAGAGCCTTGGTGTAACACTCCCCGTAATTCTTGTTGACAGAGTTTAATTGGCCCATTTGCATTTCGTCTTGTACAAGCCACGTTTTTTCCGCAATGAAATCCGCAAAATGCGTAATGAACTCCATCATCGGATCAACGCCTATCGTGCTGGCTATGATGACATTTTTTTTCCTGTACCCATACGCATCGAGTGGTTGACCGGCCCTATTCGTATAGTTGAACGCCTCCGAAACCTTCCCGTTGATTGCCCATACAGTCAAGCCGTTTTCTGCGGCAATCTTCTTCAGCTGACTTGGAAGTTCTTCCAAGAACGTTGCTATTTGTTGGGAGCTAAAGCGAATCTTCCTGTCACTTAGCGTTGGATCAATCTTCAGCACCCTATCCGGTATTTCCAAGAAAGATATTTTCGAGTCCCCATCAGGAATCGTTATCAATCTGGAATGGACATGATCTTTTGCCAATAGCTTGTCGTTTGCACTTGCACTGTCGGTGTTTCTGTCTCTCTCCTCGATTGAACTGAAGATTCCATCGCGAAGAGCTGCCTTTGCGCTGTCATCAATCAACGGATGTTCTTGTATGTGATCATATGTTTCCTTCATGGAATCAGAAAAATCGAGCCTCTTTGATTTTTGCGATAACCAATACGCCAGATATGGCGTCATTTTCGCCACTGAACTATGATTCATTATGATTGTTGGATCCCAATATGATGTTATGGATTCCCTGGGAACAACGACAATATCTTCGGCGGATTCATTAATTTTCCTTTGTTTTTCTGAAAGTCCCAGTTGTGCCGTTCTAATCTCTTTCTCCAGCATATTTATAGCATGCATCAGTTTTTCTGTTGGAGTCATGAGCTCCACTCTTTTATTCACATTGCTGACAGTTTCAATTCCTGCCTCTTTTGCCTTTTTTCGCGCTTCTTGCAATTTAATCTTTAATTCTTCAATACTTTTCGCCTTTTTGTTGTCAACATCTCCGAATGATACATAGGATCCAGCAAGATCTCTTTTTTGGAAATCGTTTGTATCCAACGAAACAACGACAAATCTTCCGTATACTGACGGAGTCGAGCGCGGTGTTCCATCTCCGCCCCTCTTCGTTCTCGCCATTCGCTCGGTTTCGTTTTCGAGCGGTCTTCCAACGCGAATATTATCCGGTTTTCCATTGCGCAGAGGACTTCGGGATCCGTTGACAAAATTAGGAGCTCGACTCATTCTTTCTGCAGCAGTTTGACCGGGATTTCCAGAGCTGGCATCCAGGCTTCCGCTATGCAAACCTAGAACATACGAACTCTCCCGCGCTTGATGATACAGTCTTTCTTCTATCAACGCGCCTTCCCGATCAATGTGATCAGTGTGATCGTGAAGAGCTGAGGTATCTCCTGCCGGAATCATGGGGATAAAAACTATTGCATGGACTTTTTCATCGTCTTCCTGCTGCGGAAGTGTCGCAACTACAATCCCTTGCTGTCCTGAGGCGTGTGGGGCTATCAATGCCTCAAAACGCTGATCCTTGAAAGCGTCCCTGATGGCGTCTTCATGAAGCAGCGACCATCCGGTAGACAGTTCAAATTCCCTGGCATTCTGGACGCTTTCAAATCCGTTTCCAGTGCCAACCAATGAGGAATCAAATTGAGATTGGAAGGCGCTTTTGACTCTGGGATCATGCGAAGACAATGATGGAATTTCCTGCGGCATTGCGCCTGAAAACAATCTGGCATTTGATTCGCGTGTTGCATGCTCCCGGGCGCTTGCTTGAGCGTTTTTTTCCTCGGTGGGCGTGAGGTCGGAATCAATGATTCTCGACACGATTTCGGTTTTCTTTCTCAAGTCAGAAAGGTTTATATTTATTCTGTTTGATTGAACGCTCCAGGATATTGTTATTGGAACATCAGTGATGACTTTCTGCGCAGAAAATATCTGCCCTGGTATTTTTGATTGCCCCTTGCTTACCCATGAAAAAGACAAGCCCTTCTGTATGGTAATCGAGTTTCCTGTTCTTTCAAACTTCAGGGCATCCGGACTCTTGTCAACTACTGCGTAAATGCCATTTTGAGCTTTTGATCGACCAAGTTGGCCAGCTATTCCGTCTATCCTGTGGACTCTTCCTGTCCCTCTTTCGTTCTTTGTTTTTGGATTTTCTCGTGTGTGCCCAGGCAATTCAACTGTTTCTTCAACGTCAACTTGATCTGCCACATCTGCGGCAAGCAGCAATCCATTGAGCGCATTTCCTTGCAAAATGGCATTTTGAATTTTCAGTGCCACTGTTTGTGCGTCATCTTCCTGATCGATTCCAAAATACTGCTTTGTTATTGAAGCCACCGCTCCGTCAGATACAGAATCGTCACTGCTGTCCTGACCAAGCATTCTCAATGGAGCCCATCTGCTTGAGAAGGAGTTTCCAAACATGGCTCCATCAAATTGATCAACGGTGACAATATCGTTGGACTTTGCAGGGTTGTCCCAATAAATGATTCTCGATGCAGCTCTTGCATCCTGCTTCAATCTCATCACGTTTTGAAGCATGGTATCCGAACATGCGGGAAATGGTGATTGACCACGCAATACGCCCTCGCCATACGGAATGTCCATCAATTCGTGCTCGTCTGAATAAGGAGCCATCGGCGGGACAAAAGAATTGTCAGGATGAAGGGTTGCAGCAACAACTTCGGGGAGTCTGCCCTCAAATCTGTCCGTTTTTTCCATTCCGTATTCTGCATAGGCTCTGAAATGAGGCACAACATTCGTCAATGGTGACCATCTTCTGACCAGTGGCGCAGGCGGATCAATTCTGGGGGCAGTTTTTGTTTTCGCGGCCTCGTATGCACTATCACGCAATTTCTCTTGCTCTCTTTGTATGTGCAAGGCTGTTAGTGAGGCCGAATTTGCAATTTCAGCTGACATGAGATTGGTAACGCTTGATTTTATTTGCTCCATCATGCCTGCGCGAATGTCATTTTCATCGATTCCCAGGTAATTTGCAATACCTTTCAACAAATTGGAGGGATCAGTTTCAAGACCCAAATGCGTCCAAAGCAATGATTTGTCTTGTTCATCCAATTTTTCCCAAGCATCTCCTACTCCTTCGGGATCAAAAAGCAATTCCATTCCTATTCTTGCTACCTGTTGAACTTCCTTCCTGATGACTGGATATTCCAACGCTTTTGCAAAAGTAAGGTCTTCATCATCTTGGTTTTGCCCGGCTCCAGCGACAATTTGAAACGCTGATGGATTCAAGTATGCTTCGGAACACTCATAGGCGTTCGAGTTTGAAGAAGATCGATAAAAACCAGAATTTCCTGGCATCCTGTTTCCAAAATCATCACTTTCGCCAAGAAAGCCAATGATCTTTGATTCCTGAGGTTTCATTCCAGGGATTAAAGAAAGCACGTCCTGCAATCTGTCAAAATTTCCTACGATCCCCTCATTTGCAAGTGCTGTAAACATGGCTTTCTGGGGATCTCTTAATTCTTCATAATAACCAATTCTTTCATGCACCAAACGCAACTGTTGATTCCGGTAGGAATCGCATATTTTTTGTATTTGTCCAGCCAACCGTATCTTTTCTTGATTGTCATCAGACAAAGCAAAAAGGGAAAGTTTTTTCCGTATTGCGTCAAACGGATTTCCGGTTGCCTCTTTTGTTGGATCCAAATACTCAAGTGATGAGTGATTCTTGTCAAAATCATCCAGATTGGCAGCAAAATCAGCCATCGCCCCAAATCCGATGACTTTCAGGAACTCATCATTTATGCATCCTTTGTATTCCTGAAGAAGGAGAGAATTCCCTGTATTGACCAACCCGTTGATTGACAATTGTCTTTGTTGTCCCTGTTCTGTTGTGTAAGAATATCGATCCCCATTCAGGACAGTTTTCTGCTCTGCTGATTGTCCTCCGCCGCCGAGCATCCGGAAAATATGTTGCGCCACAGTAATGGGTTCGCCGCCCGTCTGTATTTGCTTGTCGCGTGGATCCCATCTCAATGATCCAATTGTCCTGCTGAGTAATTGTCCTTCGTCTCCTTTTACTTGAACCATGGGATCGGCATCCGGCTTTCGATTGTTGCGAAAGTTCAGAATGGCTTGGCCAAGAGGTTGCTTGAGCCATTCGGCAATTCCTTTCTCCTGCTTTTCGGGATTTTGAGCCACTTCTTTTATGGCTTCAAAGATCTTTATTCTTTGCTGCGGATCACTTATTTCATCAACGGTATCTTTGCCCATGCTTTTTATGAGTTGCATGACTTCGGAATATTGTGGGCTATTCAAATCAACAGTGGTGTCCGCAGCAAACCTTGCCCATGTGTAATGTTCCGGCTTCAGGCTTGCAAACATGTAATGAGAATCCTGGGCATCAACAGGAACGCCTATTTTTCGAAGCAGTCCCTCGCTGTCGTTGCCCAACTCCCTTTTTGTTGCCGCGGCATGAAAATACCGAAGGATATTTTTGGCCACTTCCTTTTCTGCATCCCTTAACTCGTTTCCCATGAGCATTTTCATGAACAAGTCAGGAGGAATTGGTTCGTCAGTTTGTTCAATATATCCGTCATATGGAACAAAATCGGACGGCAAAACAGGATGAAGTTCATGCCGATGAAGAGTTATTGAAAAACTTTTTGTAAGATCTGATTCAAGTTTTCTAATGGCATCAGGATCCGTTCCAAAATATGATGCAATTGGCTGGGAAGTGCGACAGAAGGCCATCTTGCTTCTTTTGTCATACATCACCTCGGTGATAAGAAGAGGATCAAGCAGCCTTTTTGTCAACTGATCAGGAGTATATTGGTACCGAACATCTTTAGTCCCATCGTTGTATGAGTACAATTGCAACGATTGACCTTCCCGAATTTGATCAAAATCTGGCGATTTGAATGGAATCATCAATCGGCCATCCTCGCTTATGCTGCATTCGCCAAGACTCAATGGCCTGCTTTGAGAAAACAAGCGATATGCGCCAACGATTTTTTTCCGTGGCGTCGTCACTTGTGGAGGAGCTGGATCTTGTGGCCAAAAAACGGCATCTCCAATCACTGGGCGATTTTCTATGATTTCCTTGTCTGTCTTGCCTTTTTTGAGCCCTTCCCGCATCCAGTTTTTAAACTCCTGCAAGCTAAATTGCTCCGGCTGAGACATTTGGAACACGCCAAGCGCATTGAACATGGCACGTGCCTGATCATCACTTATGCTGGATCTTTTGTCTTCTGAATTTGCAAAAGGATCAGCAGCAAAGGAATCGATAATGTAATTTTCGACATATTCTTTTGAAGGATTCTCAACCGTTTCAAGATGAGAAGAAACGCCATCCATCAATTCGCTTTGCCATCCACGCATCATGAGTGCATTTGACTTTTTTGATGGCTGTGTATCATGCTCGAACACCGGAATTATCTTGTATTGTCCCGATGCCAATTCTGCAGAATTTCTTCGCCTGTAATATAATCTCCTGCTTAGTTCAATGGCTGCATGCTTGTCTATGGTCGAATCAGATCCTTCCTTGCTTTGTCGAACCGGAGCTGCCCGAATCGTATCATTGACATATGTGTATGTTTCTCGCCGAGATTCCGGACGAAGCTGGCCGTCATATACGCCAAAATATGCGTTGGCATTTTGCGGAAACAGAAGCTGCATTCCATTTTCGGTGTCAGAATTCAGTCGATATACTGCCAACCCCCTTGCTGATCTTGTTCCGTCAGGACTCATGGGCGAGTATGGGTCATCCAATAAAATCGGAGGAATATTTCCTTCAGGCGGCTGGTAAATGGGCTGGAGGCCAGCCCTTGCTGCTTCAGCAGCGCTTATTCCGGGAAGAGGACGTGACACATACGAAGCTTGCAAGCTTTGCCGGTACGCTCCCGGTATCGGGTTTCCTTCAGCGTCCCATACAGGTTCAAATAATGGCAAGTTTGCATGCATTGCAAAAGGATTGTTCGAAGAATCAATGACTTGCTGGAAAATTCTTCCTGTATCAGAATCTCGCGCCGCAAATAATTCTTCGAATATTCTTGCCTGATCAACATTCTGGCTTATTCTCCTGTTATTTTCCTCTGAAACAGAACCAAGTATTTGTCCAAGCAAATTTGGCGCTCCTGCTGGTGCCCGATAAGACATTGTTTGCGGGGAATATCTCACATTATAGGTTGATATCACAGGATGCTTTGCCGTTGACGGCAAGAGCATTGCCACGCGATAACGACTTGTCCCCACGGACGAAACAACGGCACGAAATGACTTTTTTGCGAGTTCCTCTGATGTCAACTCATCAGGAGACAATCTTTTGGTGGTTGTTCCACGATCAGGAATGCGCACGACCTCATCAGGAACACCGTCGTGATCATGCAGCACCCTCAAGTATGGAGACTCGCGTGTATTGCTGATGTTGTCCAAGGATTGAGCCGGAATCATGCTCAAGGAAATATATGAAGGCCGGTCAGCCGTACCTATCTGCAACGGATCGAATACTGCACGAGTCTTTGAAACTTCCGCATTGGGATCAAGACCAGGAATCGCCCTTCTTGCAATTGGTCCTTCGCCAATGGTTGGATGCCCATACTGATTTGGGACTCCCGGAATTTTCGGGCGCGTGTCAGAATTGTATCCAAACAGATCTGATGCTTTCCTGCGAACATCAACCTCTTCTTGTAATTTCACCAATTTTTGCCGATCACTATCGGTGAATTTGACTGCGGGATCTATCTCGCTACGTGCTTTCAAGTCTTGAAGCCGAGTGAGTTCCAAGGTGTGGCCAGTTCCGGATTTTGTGTATGCATATCCCCAATGCTCATACATGGGAAGGCCATCAGCCACAAGGCTTGCCCGTGTTTCCGCGCGTGGATTATAAAGAACAGGCCCATTGTCCGCTGCCGTCACATAGGTGGGAACGCCGTCCTCATCGGAAAAAAATACCTGTCCTTGAACAAGTCCTCGTATTGTCGGGTAAAGTGCGGCAACATTTCGCAAGGGAATGTTTGGAAGACCGGGAATCATGCGGGTGTTTGGCTCTACTGATGTATGAACCCTGACTCGCGTGGGAATTACGCTGAACGGCCTATTTGGCGATCTCAATCCTCCTCCAACACCGACGGTGGGGACGGTCATGGCGCGAACCACTTGCGCGTAGTGACCTGCATGTTTCGATGGATCGACAAACAATCCCATCCCTCTTGTCAGATATGGACGATCACCACCAGTTGCGGAAACGGTTCTCGTCAGGTCTTCGATACGAAGAGGATTTGAAGGCTTTCCATACATGGGAGCCATTCCCCCACGAAGAGTCGGAGCTATTCCAAAAAAACTTTGCCCAAGATCAGAGTCGTCAGCCATCGCAGATGCGGAATCAGGGATCCGTATTTTTTGCATGAGCTGCTCTTTGCTCCTCAACTCCTCCTCCAGGCTTCGCATCTCCATTCTGCCTTCTGCGGTCAGTTTTGTTGTTTTTGATTGCAGAAACGCAAGCCTTTGCCTGAGTCTGGAAATCTCCCTGTTCAAAGGTCTTTCAAACGCCACAACAGGCGGAGTGGCGTACAATGAGCGACCATGACGACCAAGCAATGCTTCGCCACTCAATTGCCCGGGATTTGTTGCCTGAACTTGTTTTACCCATTCATCGTAATAGGAATTTTCTGCGCCTACTCCTGTTGTATCGTGTGCATTTGATCCCGCAAGAATCCCATGGAACAACGGCAATCCGTGAATTTCAAGCAGGCCGTTTGTGCGAACACTGCTGATGTCTGCCCCAGAAAAACGCTCGTCGCTGCTGGCAGGTCTGCTTACTATTCCCGTTGGGGATGCGCTTGCAACATGACTTTCGTGCAAATTGCCGTCTTCGTCTTTAAAAGATCCTGCGTGAATGGCATCAATGGCATCTGCTGCAGCAAAAGGATGCAAGAGGGTTCCATGAATGACTTTTGGCAAACGGCCCCTGGCCTCACCTCTCACCCACTCCAATTCACCAGTAGTGGGATTTCGAGACAGATGCGCTCGCCGTACGTGCGACAAGGGAATTCCTTCATACTGAACAGAATGATCAGCAACAGGGTTCAGAATTCCGACGCCACCAGTTTCGCTGTCTGTGTCCAAACGAACCGGACGCACATCACCCCTTTCGCCAGGAGCGAAAAAGTCGGCTACTTTTGTGGCAACATGTGTTGACTTTGACACTTGCAATGGCGTGACAGCAAGGCTGATCGCCTCCCTTGGTGGTTCGGCGCAAAGCGCGGCAGCAATTTCCCCGGGTCTTTTCAATGGG